CGCCTGCGCAGACTACCCCCGGTGTGCAAGCCCCGCCGCCTGCGGCTCCCCCGCCGACCGACCTTGGACTTCCCAATGTCGCGGCGACTGATCTTATCCCCCGCACCTCGGCGGCAGATTACGCTGGTCTGAACGATGGTACTGGATCGCTGGCTACTGCCATCGCGCGTACCCGCCCCGGCGAAGTTCCGAAGACCCCGGACTTGGGAATGTATCTGTTTGAACCGGCGATGATCACGAACGACCGGCGGCTGCTTGCCATGCAGCAGGATGAAATCCAGCGGCAGCTTCAGATCGCCAGCATGACCCGTGACTTCACGAGCATGGCAAACCTGCGCAATCAGGCGGTTCAGAACCAGCTTGCCAGTAACCTCCTTGGTGCAATGGAAGTCATTGCTACGATGCAGCAGGGAGACGACGAGACGTTTGCCCGCACGCTGTCCGGTCTCACCCAAGGCAGGCAGCGTCTGCAGCCGCGCTCCGATGGCTCGTTCAATATCTACTACGACAACGAGTTGGTCGGTGAAGGTGTTTCGCGCAACCAGATCATTGCTTCGCTGCGGATGCAGTACGATAAGCGATATCAGGAGCTTGCGGCAGCACAAGCCAAGGCGTCCGCTGAACGCGAAACCAAGATGCTTGAGAGCGAACTCAAGACTAACGAAGCAGTTCTGACCGAGGAAGCCAAGGCGCTTCGTGAGCGTGCAACCAAGGCAGCAGAAGCCCAGCTTCGCGCTGATCCGCGTTACCGCGAATATAATGTTACGACTGTGCCCATGCCCGATGGAAGCACGGCATTGTCAATGACGCCAAAGGCTGGACAAGGTACGCCGATCATTTATCAGCTTGAGCCAGATTTGGACATACGTGGACAACCAGTAGTGGACGCGAATAACGCACCTAAGCTAGTCTGGAAACAGAAGTCGATCTCTGGTACAAGCGCCGTACCGGTGCAGTGAGGATACAACATGGCTGGACTGAACGATCCGCTCTCGCAGCTTGACTATGGTGAGCAGTTCTTGCGCGGTGGACCCAGCGTGACACAGGTATCGGGGATTGCCGGTCTGGCATCTCCCGAGCGTCTGAACATCGCCCGCTCGACGCAGAACTCGCTGGACCGTCTTGACCAACTCGGGTCAATGGACTTCGGTGCGCCGCCGCCCCCGCCAGAAGAAGTCGCCAAGCGCCCCGTTCTGGCCATTAGCCGTTCTACCGGTAAAGTCTGGGCGAACGGCAAACTGTTCACGCTTGATGACGCGCAGGGTGCCGTCGAAAGTCAGCAGTTCATGGGCGGCGCACCAGCGCCCGCCCCTCTGGCAGAGGCTTCTGATTGGGAACCGTTGTCTGAAGACGCCTATGCACAACATATTCAGCAGATCAAGAACCCCAGCCTGACGACGCTTGCGTCAAAGAACTTCGGTACTGGCTTCGACAATATGCAGATGCTGTTAGGCTACGGCCTCCAGTTTCTCGGCGCGGAAGAGACCGGTCAGGGTATTGTCCGCCAGCAGCTTGAGGATATCCAGCGTAATGCGCCATATCAGCGCAAACTGGAAGATATCCCCGAGCGCGGTGCCGTCGAGTGGTTGGTCGCCAATGTCGCCCAGCAAGGTCCAAACATCATTGAGAGTATCGTGACTGCGGCCATTGGTGCCGGTGCCGGTGCTGTTGCCGGTGGTGGCGCTAACCCCTTCACGGCTGTCGGCGGCGCGATGACCTCCTTGGTCGGCAAGCAGACGTTCAAGCAGGCTGTTCTGGCTGCGGCCAAGAAGTATGCAAATGGCGAAGCCCTCGACGCCGCCGAGCAGAAGTTGCTGAAGGAAGCTGCCGGTATCACACTAGCCGCGACCAAATCGCTGGATGACGACGCAGCGCGTGCGGCGATGGCGGGTATCTCTGCCACTGGACGCCAGCAAGCCATAACTGGCGGTGCCGTTACATTCTCTGCGGGTCAGAACTACACGACCGCTGTGTCTGATCTGTACGGTGAAAGTGTTGAGGGCGGTACGCCCGACCGTGGTTTGGCAGCACTTGCTGCTATTCCTTACGCTGCCGCTGAAACGCTTCCCGAATATCTTGCTGCACTGCGGTTCTTCAACGGTTTCAAGGTGCGGGCGCTCAAGGCCGGTGGTAAGGGCGGTCGTCCCGGTGCGCTTGCTGCTAACGTAGCTCTTGGTGCGGGTGCTGGCGCAGCCGTCGAAGGTAGCACCGAAGCATTCCAAGAGACGCTGGGTCTTGGCATGAATGCCGAGATTGATGTCAACAGCCCGGAGGGCGTGTCGCGCTTGCTCAACGCCTTTGCTGCCGGTGCGGCCATTGGCGGTCTGGTCGGCGGCGCATCCAACATGAACTCTGGTAGGGCCACGGACCTCCTGTCCGGTGGCACCAAAGCTGCTGAACAGAACGGCACAACACTTACGTCTGGACCTGCTGCTCCCACCCGCGCCCAGCCTCAAGGTGAACTGTTCCCCGGCGCGAACTTGGGCACGCCGCCCGCGCAGGTTCCGACTGGACCCATGGCTCCCCCGTCTCCTGACATGGGCGGTGCGCAGGGCGATCTGTTCATGACGCAACCCCCTACGGCTGGGATGCCGCAAGGTGAGTTGTTCCTTCGCGGTGCACTTGGTCGCCCGCCCGCACAGGTCCCGACCGGCCCGATGCAACCCGCTGCCGCGCCTGATTTGCTTGCACAAGGCGATCTCTTTGCGCCGCCGCGCCAGACAATGCTGGCGCTGCCGCCGTCTTCTACGATTTATGTTCCGCCCACCGGTCAGCAGCAACTTCTTTCGCGGGCTAGGTACGCGCCGCCGACCGAGCGCAGGCCGCAGGGAGAGATGTTTACCAGTGCTGAGATGGGCAAAGGACAAGCCCCCGCCAGAGTTCCGACTGGACCGTTGGCCCCTCCGTCCACCGACATGGGTGGCGAACAGGGCGCTCTTCAGCCCCGGCGTGAGTTTCCGCCTGATTATGGTGTTTCGACCCCTGCGGCAGCTACCCAGTTGGCCGAAAATCTCAACCCGCTTCGTCGTCAGATGGAACTTGCGCAGGCGCAACAGCAGAGGAGTGCCCAGACACCCACGGCTGCCGAAGTAGACTATAACGCTGCGCTGGCGGAACAGCCACTGGTACTGGACACTGAAGGTGCGTCTACTGGTAAGAATAAACTACAGGATGACGGTCGTCGCCGCATCATCGCCGGGTTCAACACCCTGACCAAGCCGCAGCAGGACGCCATCCTCGTCGAGTTTAATAACGACGAGACGCAGCTTCTTGATTATGTGCGGCGCGAAAAGCCGCCCGTGGTACGTAAGCAGTTTGCCGCGCTGGCCAGTGTGGAGCCGAGTGCGTTTGAAGTTAAGACACCGAAGCCTGCTGAACCGCAGGCTGCAGCCCAGCCCATTGTAGAGGAGACACCTAATGCCCCTGAAGGCGGGAAAGTCGAACAAGGTGATAAGCTCAAACGTACGCAAAATCGTACGGGAGTGGGAGGGCGACGGGTCAATAGGAACCTCAAGGCCAAAGAGCAAGAAGCAGGCGGTGAGGCAGGCGGTGGCAATCGCCTTAAGCAAGGCAAGGCCGCGCAAGAAGAAGTAACGCCAAGCCCAAAAGGGGAAGGGGTCGCGGCTCCCTCGTCAAAAAAGACCGCCGCTGAGACCGTCCGCGAGGAAGCTACCAAGTTGCGCACGCTGATGCGCAACGGCGAAGACTTGCCGTCTCCCGAGACGGACCTTGATGATGTTTACTTTGCTGTTGCGCAGGTTATGAACGCTGATGATAGGCGGCTTCCTGCGGCGCTAGATGGACTTTTGTCTTGGGCTATGGACTCCGGTATCGATAAAGACGCCAAGGACGCAGCACGCGCATATATCAACGCTTACGTCGAGGATGAGGATATTGCCGCTGCCAAGGCACGGCGCAAAGCCAAGCAGGAAGTCGCGAAGGAAGCCCGCAAGGCTGAGAAGAAGGCGCTTAAGACCATGGAAGCAGAGCGGAAGAAAGGCCGCAACATGCTCTCCGAGTTTGACAGTGTGGAGAATGCTGTCGATGAGAACGGTCGCCCGCTAAAGCCCATCGATAAAATCCAGTTCAAGACTATTGTAGATACGTTTAGGCGTGGGCTGGCCAAGGCCCCGCAGATTTTTATCTACAAGAACCAAGCTGACCTTCGCGCCAAGAACCCGAGCCTGTATCGCCGCGCTGCGGAAGCGCGTCCGCAGGGTGATTTCGATACTGCCCGCGCTGCCGGTTACGCCTTCGGTGATGACCAAGTCATCATCTTTTCGGATCGTATTGCTACGCCCAAGATGCTGCGCTTTGTGCTGGCGCACGAAGCCATCGGTCACTTCGGTATGCGTTCGTTGCTGCCCACAAAGCAGTTCAACGCACTCATGGATTATATCTATGAGAACAGTCCGTTGGCCCGGTCCGTGGTGGACTCCGAGGTAGAATACAGCGGCATGGATCGCCGCGAAGCTGTCGAAGAGTACCTTGCTAATTACGCATCCAAGCTCGACACCAGCATTGTCACCCGTATCTGGAACGCGCTCAAGACGGCGCTGAACAAGCTGGGTATCAAGTTTGAAGACGACCTGACCCGCTACCTCGTGAGCCATGCGCGGCGCTACACGCGCGAAGGTTCTAGCCTGTTCGAGCCGAGCAAGTTTGCACTTAAGATGCTGAACGTAGAGTCCAGCATGAATGGTTCTGGGCGCTTCAACATCCCGTCGATCCTGCCCGAGCAGCGCGAACTGTCCTTCAAGCTCGACATGGCAGGAGGGATGCCGTCCAACATCACTGACGCTTGGGGTGATCTCAAGTCCGCTGGTGTTAACACGGCACAAGCCTTTGATAAGTTTGTCCGCACAGTCTTCCGCTTGGCAAACTATGATGCGCTGCGCAACCATGGTGCCGCTGCGTATGAGACACTGATCAACGCGGTCAGGACCAATGTCGCTGCATTGCGCAACCAGTACAACGAAGACCTCGCTGATATCATGGGGCTGAACGAAGAAAGCCGTAACGCTTTCTCTTACTCTATGTATATTGGTCGTAGCATTGCGCATCAGCGGATGAAGTTTGATGCGGCAACCCGCAGCCTGCCGCTTGTTAAACTTGTGAACGGCGAAGTTGTCACCGACGACGACAACCTTGAGAAGTTCCTCAAGCTGGGTACAGTATCCAAGAAGGAACTGAACGAAGGCGTTACCGTCAAAGTGCCGATGCCGACCACCATAGTCGGCACCTACAAGGAAGACGAAGTGGTAATCAAGGGTGTGCGTGCCCGTCTGGGCCGCGACCTGACCGATGCCGAGTACGACAACTACCTTAAGGGCCGTCGCAAGATGGCCGAGATTGAGATTGATCTGCTCAAGGCGCGGTACGAAAACTACTTCGCTACGGAAAAGGTATCTCTCTCTGGTATCAGGAAAATCCTTTCCGATGAAACGCTGACCGACGATGACTTGGGCCTCGCCAAGAACGCGGTCAATCACGCCAAGGCACTGGTTGCTAAAAACATTGAGTACGATGCGCAGGGTCTACCGACCATCACCACCGATGGTCTGACAGAGGCTAACAAGTTCCTTGCCAAGTTCAATGAAGCCCTGATCAAGAACGAGAAGGAATACACCGACGCACTAAAGGACGAAGTGCGGGCGTTCTACGACAACAAGGCGCAGGCTGATGCGGCGATCCGTGCCATCGAAAAGTTCCGTGAGCGGCGGCGCAAGATTGGTCCCGAGCTTGGTCCCGATGTGGTGTTTGCCGTGCAGAACCGCCTGAAAGAAATCGTGCTGGCCGATCAAGCGTTTGAGACGGCGCAGTCGCACGCACGACGCACCATCGCGCAGGGTTACATTCCGGTATTCCGTGAGGGCGGCTGGCAAACCCGCGTCGAAGGACAGGTCAATGGCAAGCCCGTAACGCTGCACCCAGAGCATCAGAACAAGCTGATCCTGCGTCTTGAGAATGACCGCGCCAGCAGTGAGCGCGGGGCCAAAGCACTCAATGCAGCACTCAAGGACGTGGAAGTCGAAGCTCTGGTGTTGCAAAGCGATGGCACCTACAAGACCCAGAAGGTTACGCTGTTTGCCCGTGCGTCCAAGACAGTGGATGACGTGGCAGCGGACCCGTCACTGGACATCGACAACTTCCTGCATGGCTTGAGGATGTTTGGTTTAGCGACCAACCCGAAGGCTGTTGAGAAGGTGATCGTTACGCTAACCACCCCCGGTAGCGCACTGCGCAAGGCGCTGCGCTTTGACGACACTCCCGGTTATGACATGACGGCTGGCATTACTGCCATGTCGAGGCACATCGTTACGCGGGCTTCGCTTATCGCCAAGACCCGCTACCAGCCCGCCATGCACGAACTCCTCGACCGCAACAGCGACCGTGGCAAGCTGTGGTTCGGTGATGCTGAAGCGGTGATGGTTGCCAAGGAGAAACTTGATGCTGCAACCAACGATACTGACCGCGCGTTTTACCGCAACGAACTGATCACCAATCTCTACAAGTACCGGACGACTAACCCCGGCGCTAAGGATTGGGACGGAAGCCGCGCGACATTCCCCGGCAGACCGGAAGGGGCGGAACTCGGAAACGTATTCTACAACAACGCCATCCGCACCCAGCAGTGGTTGGATGGTTCGGAGAACATCGCAGAGAGTACGTTTGAGGGTAAGCGCATCCCGGCTGCGCTCAAGGCTGTCACCAGCGTGGCGTTCCTCGGCGGCTCCATGGCGCAGTTCGCGCAGAACATGATCTCTCCGATCACCAACGTCATCCCCTATCTGGCTAGTAAGAACGGCAAGACCGGATTTGGCGGTGGCTTCGGTGCTGTAGCAGCAAGCCTTGAATATAGCCGCGCCTTCAAGGACGTGGTGGGTGTCAAGGGTCTGAAGCTGTTCAGCACATCGACGGATGCGAATGGCAAGTTCAGCATCCGTGCGGGCGATCCGATCAACGATGCACAATACTACTTTGATATCGCTAAGAAGTTTGAGGTAGCCCGCGCCAACAAAGATACAGCCAAGGAAGCTGCGCTGCAGGCTGAGTACAACCTCACCTATTACGAAGCGCGGAATATCGGGCGTGAAATCCGTGAAGGTAAGCTGATCCCGGCACAGGCCAATGCGGTACTGGAGACATCGCGCGGTCTGTATTCGGGCGGCAAGCTGGGCCGCGCATGGATGAAGTTTGTTGACACCTACATGGTTCCGTTCAATGTTTCGGAACAGTCAGCCCGTCGCGCCACATTCCTCGCCGCTTTCCGTCTGGAATTTAATAGGCTCAAGCAGGCGGGTGTAGACGAGGATAAGGCCAGCGAGATGGCCCGTGCGTTTGGTGTGCAAACGGTTGATCTCACACTTGGTGAATACTCCACCACCAACCGTCCGCCCGCATGGCGCGAAGGTCCTGCGTCACTGCTGTTTATGTATAAGACATATCCGATCACCGTGGCGCTGCTCATGCGGAACCTGTCCTACGGCGGAAAGATCGGGATGCTGACCGGGCTGATGTTCCTGTCGGGTATGTCGGGCCTGCCATTTGCCGAAGACATTGAAGACCTCATGGACACGCTGGCGCAGAAATTCGGTCTGGACATTGGGCAGGGACCTGCGTTGCGTAAGTTCCTCACTGAACAACTGGACGCAGCGTTCCCCGGTATCGCGCCGTTTGTGATCAAGGGCGTAGCTAACCAGTTCGCTCCTATCGATGTTGCGGCCAAGACGGGTATCGGTAACATCATTCCCGGCACTGGCTTCCTCCTAGCTGGGTCTGACCCGTCGCACGAACTGGCAGAAGTCGCTGGTCCGATCTTCGGCATGGGCTTTAATATGACGAAGTTTACCTATGATCTTATCCGCGCTCCGGTATCGGAAACAACTACGGTCGTTGATGCGCTCCGCAATTCGCCAGTGTCGCTGGCGCGGTCTGTGGGCGATGTGGCAATGTACCTCCAGAGCGGAGCCATCGTAGACAAGCGCGGATATGTTGTGGCACCGGAAGTAAATGCTGCGACCGTGCTGACCCGCCTACTTGGTTTCTATCCGGTCGCCGCTGCCGAGCAATATGAGTTCATCAAGTACGCACGCCGCGCAGCCGACTACCAGCGTCAGGTATCTGTGGCGTATCGTGACGCATGGATCAAAGCTATGGTGTCGGGCGACCGTCAGCAAGCAGCAAGGATCGTGCAGGCGGTCAACGAATGGAACGCCGCCAACCCTGACGCCAAGCTCAACAACTGGCTGAAGAACTCGCAGCGTGCGCTTAAAGAAGCGCAACGTCCTGCTGGCGAACGGTTCTTGAAGTCAACGCCTCTGGCCTCGCGCGGCGATCTGCAGCGGTTCCAAGACGCCATGATAGAGTAGTGGCCCGTATCGTGGAACCCTACGGCATCGCGCTTCTCAAAGGATGGAAAAAGAAGCCTTAGCTGGTACTGTTATTGCGCCGACCTGTACCTGCGGCGGGTAGCCCCAATGACTTAACGGGCTACCATGTTTGCGTATTTCGCTGCGCGTTTGGATACGCGATGGCCGTAAGCTACACTGATGCCTTGGTTGTGGCAAGCCGCAGCCCGCCACTTGCTCTTGGTCTTGTGCCAACAGATAGCTAAGTGCTTCATACCGGCGTCAGTCTGTGTCGCACATGACGCTGCGCGTATGTTCTTGTACCCAAGGGATCGGGCTGTAGACGGAAGAACCTGTAGCGGTCCACGTTCACCAGCGGCACCGACACGACCACACCGGATGCCGCTCTCTACCTTGGCTACGCGCAGCGCAAACTCAACTGGTACACCGTGACGCTTGGCAGAACTGATAACCAAAGGCTTGGCGTCTGCATAAACTGTAGCTGCACTAAACGTAATCGCCAGTGCTGCAACGATCAGTTTCTTCATGCACGTTCTCCTATGTTATGGCCTGAAGCTGGTTCAAGGTCATGTTATCAACTGCGTCATCCACGTCATCAAGGATACCACGTAGCCTGTCGTGGTTTAGGTTGACGCCAAGAACGTATATCTGACCGGGCTTGACCGGGCAATCTTTGCCGATTGAGAACTTCTCTGACTTGGGAGTGGCGTTTACCCCGCATATCGTGAACGTCTTGACGATCTCATTGTAGTCTCCGTGATTAGTATTGACCCATTGCTTGAAGTGTTTCCTGTCGATCATCATCGTACCGCTGGTGAACGGGGCACTGGGTGTCTTGCGATATGCGTCGATGCGGACACGAATGCCGTTGCGCGGAATGCGACTGTGATCAACCATGGGTCTGTTCGATCCGACCGTGTGCATAACGGTCACTGTGTCACCGGCAGCATCGTTAAGATACGCAGCCAGCATATCGAAGGCGTCCATCTTGTTGGACTTGACCGTCTCGCGCAGCGTACCAAGTTCGTTAAGGATATGACTGGTGCAGAGTTCGTAGTCGTACTGGATAAGGTTTAACTTCTTGGCAAGTTCATTACCAAGATCGGCCATAATGATAGCGTTCTCCCAGAAGCGTTCCTGCCCGGTGAACTTCGCATTGTACTTCTTGAAGAACCGCACCCGATGATCTTCGATCATTGCGCGGATACCATCTTCGCCAAGTTCAACAAGATGCTTAAGCAGTACCTCGCCAGCGACACCGTGGTTGTTGGACAGAAAGTCAAAAATCTTTTTGCCCGCCGTGGAGCTATCGCTGAACATAGGTACGGGATGCATGTTGATTTCCAGAAGGCGGGCAAGCTGCGCGTCTGTATCCATACCGGAGGACATCATCTTGGAGCCAAGTGATCGGTTGGATGAGGTCACGCACGGAAGCCCCCACGTCTTGGCGTCCCGCTCTTCGGAGTTCTTGTTGAGCCTAGCCTTGTCCTTGCCCTGCGTAACCCAATAACAGAAGTCACCGACTTCCTTGTCGGGCATCATGGTGGCTTCATCGATGGTGATGGGTAGGTTGTTATAGAAACCGAAGCGGGAGAACACGGCGTTCTGCGTGTACTTGGCAGCGAAGTGCAGCTTGTCCGGTACGCCGTAGATCGACTGCATCCACAACTGGGCGATGGACTTGCCGCTACCTGTCGGACCACAGAGGCTGATGACCACGCCGCGAAGGCCACTGAACTGATACAGCGGGGATGAGAACGCCACACCCAAAGCGAAGCCGTGAACTGGGAGCCTACCTTTCTGAATGAGCGATGTGAACGTAGACCACTTCGACACATCACCCTTTACGTCAAACAACTTGTCGCCTAGCTTCTGTGACGTGGCAGCGAGGTTGATGTTCTCAACCACTGCGGACCCACTGTCGTCGCGCCGGATGATGCGGTCGCCAATGAGGAACGAGGTATTGTCTTCCTTCCACCCCATGGTGGAGTACAGGTTCGTTACCGCTTTGATCTTGCGGAGTTCATCCATGTATGCGCGTAGCATGTTCTGAAAACTCGCTGTCTGTAATTTGCTTGCGAGGACGATACCTTGGTCTGCGATGGCTGTTGGAAACTCGCGATTGTCCTGTGCCAGATATGCCTGCCGGAACCTGAGTTCCTTCCACCCAACATGCGGACGGTTCCAGTGGTAGCGCACCACCTCGTAGCCCAGCGTCTCGTCATAGCCGTACCCAACAGGGTAGATATCGAACTTGCACACGTCGATATCGGTGCCATCGGTAACTTGCTTGATGCCATCCGCCGTGCGCTTGTATGGCTTAGGGATAGGGATTTGAAACGCCAGTTGGTCCGGTGCGGATTGTTCGACCGCCACCTCTTCGCGCTGTAAGCCCAGTCTTGCTGGCGATCCGATCCGTTCGTGGAAGCGACACTTCTTACAAACATCGGGGCGTTCACTGTCGAACTTGGCACAGGTCGTGGGTCCAGTGGCTGCTCTCTTCCAGTGATCCAGCTTGCGGATCGTCTCGTCTTCGTTAAAGTTAGGGTGGTCCTTAGACCACGCAATGGCTGTGTCCTCTGGGTTGGCGCAGAACGCTGCGATACCCAGCAGCGCGTACCATGTCGGTTCGCTTACATCCTTCTGGTTGTTGGCCGCCCAGTTAACTTGGGCGCACTTGGATAGGATCACATCAGGGTTGGCCGGGGGATAGTCCTGCTTTACAGCAAGTTTATCTATCAGTGTAGTTCTGCTGTTTGAAGTAGTCAAACTCTGCACACGAGCCGGGGCACCACCGAATGTACCAAGGCACTGCCGCATTATCTCGACGGTTGTTGGCTCTGCGGGTATGACAATCTTAACTTCTTCGCCACCCTTGTGGTTGATCGTACCGATAGGACGAAGCACTCGGGCACTGTCGGCTGGCACAGCCGGATCGATCTTGAACCCATGCTTGCGACACGCAGCCTTTAGGTTCTCGGCTACGGGCTTCCACTCAGATGGTTCTAGTTCGCGGTCCACCACCCAATAGACATGCCACCCATTACCGGACGAAACGACCATGGGCTTCGGCAGCCCGGTGGCCTTTACGAATTGTCCAAGTGCTACCAGCCCGTCCTTCTTTGTCGGGTATGACTTCTCCGGTTCCTTATTGATATCAATGTCAAGACAGAACGTCTTTGTCCGAAGTACGTTCTTCTGAAAGCGCCCACCCATTGGGTCAACAAACGAAGAGATTGCGTAGTACGCACTAAGCCCAGCGTCACTGGCGGCTGTGGCTCTGTTGGTAAGGTCTTCGATTGTCGGAACAAGACGCTGAACGGGTACAGTCCCATTGAGATGGAACGATGCGTACCAACCTTCGGACGGCAGGATATGCCGCAAAAATTCCAGCGTGTTCATATTGTCTCCTACCATATAGAGAAGGACGGGGGCCGCAGCCCCCGTGGATTTTCGATGCTACCAGATCAGTTGATCAGAGCAAGCAGCCGCTCACGCCGCACTGCTGGTCCTTTAGGTATAACCTCTTCAAACCAGAGGCTGTCCTTCGTAAGGTCAAGTAATACCTTGATGACTTTGCGCGCCCTGAGAGCCTGCGCTGAACGCATATTGCCCCCGCGCACCCACAAGTAATACGTCATCCGCGAAACAGACATGGCCATGGCCATGTCTGTCGTGCTTAACCCAAGACGCTGACGAAGAATTTCTACCTTGGAGAAATCAATCGTCTTAGGCGTCGTCATTCGGCGCATCCTGCAGCATTGCAGCGATCTCGTCTTCAAGCGAGGTATCGGCCACGGCTACGGGCTTAGGAGCGGCGGGCTTGGGGGCGGCAGCCTTGGGAGCTTCAGCCTTGGGTGTACCGAAGCCACGCTTGGGAGCGGGAGCTTCTTCCTCCTGCACAGGATCAGCCTTAGCCTTAACAAGCATGGGCTTGGGCGCTTCGATCTTCTGCTGGACGGGTGCGCTCTTAACCTTCTCACCAGTGATCTCGGGGATCGACGGGTCTTCAAGGATAGCATCGACCGCAGCAACTTCTTCCTCAGTCAACCAGCCGCCAAAGCCAAACGTCAGCTTGGGGAAGGACGCCTTGGTATCGAAGCCGACACGGGTGCGCACCAGTTCGGGAGCGAAGCCACGGTGGGTCAAGTCCTTCTGGTACTGGCTCAAGTCCTTGAGTGCAGCGGGCGTGATCTGCATCAGATAGATGGGACCACCCGGATCGTCGGCAGACACAACAGCGATACGCTTGCTATCGCTGCAAGCCTTGAGGTCCTGACCCTGCGGCCCCTTCTTGGAACCCCAAGCGTTGTGCGGACAAGTGGCGCACAGGTCGTTCTGCGGTTCGACCACGCTGCTATCCGGGTGCATACCGTCGAGCGAGAAGCAATCCGGTGCAGTCGGTTCAGCGTTCGGGTCCCAAGCCTTTGCGTAGAACGTCTTGGACAGACGCGGATTGGAACCAACGATCACCACGTCGAGGGTCGTTGAGTTGAGGACAGTTTCGGTATCGCCTTCCTTGATACGGAAGCGGCCACCCTTGATGGAGATACGCGGCCAGCTTTCACCGCTGGTAATACCACCAGCAAGTTTCTCTGCCAGAGCAGAAGGCTTACCGATGCGGTTGGCGATGTGCGCCGGAACCTTGGTGTCGAGGGATACGATGTTGCTCATGGTTTCTCCTGTTATGAGCGGTTGAAAGGAAGTTCTGTTTGTTCGGTGTCGATGCCCATCTTATCAAGGGCTTCGCTGTTCACGATCTGCCGCGCCACATCCAGCGGCGTTGCGCAGTATATGCTCGTCTGACCATCATCGCGGTACTGATTGTTCGATTTGTAGACGATGTAGCCGTTACCGATCTTGTAGACTTGGATGAACGGCGCACCACTGGCTATCGGGTGAGGGACAACCTTAGCAGGGCTAACCTCGTCATGGACGATCTCCCTCACCCAGTTCTTGATCCACTTGATCATGCAGCCTCTACCTTCTTCGTCGGCTTGCGCACGTTGACTTCGATGCGTGTACCGTAGGTCACGCCGCTGGGTACTGCGTTGTGCGCGTCGATATATCCACGCACAGCGGTCTTGCTCACGCGCTTCTCAAACATATCGAACGCATCGTTCTCCTTCACGAACTGGAGCATGGCGTCCCAGTTCTCCACGCTGGCGTAATCCACCGTGGTCAGGAAGGCCGTGCCGTGGTTGGTCTTGAAGGACGTGACGCCCTGCTCGTCGGCCTTGGTCTTGATCCACGCTTCCAGCTTGTCGAGCTTGGCTTCGATCTTGCCCATGGCTTCGTCGGCCTGTGCCTTGATGGCACCCTTCTCGTTGCGCAGCTTAACGTATAGCGCGACTACATCATCTACTGTCATTTCCCTGTATCCTGTTGAATGAGGTCCAGCAACAAACCTTGGAGCTTCTGCTTGTTCTGTAACCGGGTATACATTTTATATTCTAAGTCGGTGGCTTCGATGTGAACCACGTTGGCAGCGTGCTTCTTACCGATACGTTCAACACGTCCGTTGGCCTGAACGTATTGCTCGTTGCTTGTGATGGGTCCGTACCACACGATGGTAGACGCAGCCGTCAGTGTAAGACCATGCGCCATGGTAGCAGGGTGCGCGACAAGCACCTGCGGATGCGGACTGTTCTGGAAGTTCTGGAATATCTCGTTGCGTTTGTTGCTGCTCACCTCTCCATTAACGACACCTACTGTCCAATGCTTCGATAGCTCACGCTCAAGCATGTTGAGCGTACCTGTTAGCGGCACGAATACGATGACCTTACCACCAGCTTCTTCGATGATCTCCTTCACCGCATTGATGCGCGGCGAACAGTCGAGTTCGATATGCTGGCCGTCTTCACCATAGGCTACACCACAAGATATCTGGATCAGCTTCTGCATCTTGATGGCTTCGTTGACCGCAGTGATCGCACCCTCTTCCGCTTCAGTCGTAAGGTGCTTGACCATCTTCTGGTAATGCTTGCTCTGCTCCGGTGTAAGTTCGACCTCGCGCGTCTGGAACACGGTGTCTGGAAGATCAAAGCATTCATCGCGCGTGTAGCGGATCGCCGGATGCAGAACATGCTTGACGATCTCGACGCTCTCAGGCCGTGGCACCCATGTGTACTGCCGTATCTTGTACATAACTTGTTCACGGAAGGCGGTATATGTTTTGGGAATGAACGGACTATCGACAAGTCGCGCCAGCGCCCAAGCATCAGACGGTTCGTTAGGTGTGGGCGTGCCAGTCATCAGCCATAGGCGGGTGTCAGGGTTACGCGCCATCCAGTTACGCAGTTCCTTGAAGCGCCTCGTGCCGGGGTTACGCAGCACAGCAGCTTCGTCCACGATAATAAGGTCGAACATACCGTGGCATTCATCTGCGATGATCCCAAACCCGTCATGGTTGACGATGTAGAAGTCAACGTCCGTCTTGAGCAGCTTGCGCCTACGCTCGGCAGAGCCGTGGAGAACCACCGACTTGCGCCCAACAAAGTTGGAGAACACGGCGTCATCCCACACGCGCTTGAGTGTAGACAGCGGAGACATGATGAGCGTCTTCCGCACTGCACCCACCGACATGAGGTAGTCCGCAGCCCATAGTGCGCTCACCGTCTTACCCGTGCCGATGTCGTTAAGCACCAGTGCCTTTTTATGCAGCGTCAGGAACGCAGCCGTTTGCTTCTGGTGTTCATACGGTTTGAACCTACCTTCCCACTCATAGAAGTGGAGGATGGGTGACGGCACGTCGAACCCAAGAGACTGCAACGTGACGGCTTCTTCTAGCCGCAGCGGAACGACAACCGCTTCGCTACCCTTGATGTTCACTTGTTTCGCAGAAGGGAGAGCTTCAAGTACCCGGTACGGGTTACTCAGTTTGAGGAGCAACGCCCTCGCATTGGGAAGCACCAGCATCGATATAATCTTTCAACAGTTTCAATGTTTCATCGTCAAACACTAGGAAGCACTTACCACCAGCGGCTTCGATCTGTGCCATGCACTTGCGCTGCAGTGCGGTAGGCTTCTTGGTCCTGTCGGCTTTGACTTCGATGCCAACGAATTGGCCTCGTACAATCGCCACTCTGTCAGGAATACCAGCACGTCCATAAGGTCCAGCTTGTGGGCTGTAGAACCAAATCTTGTGCTGATGAAGAAGCCTATCGACCTTTGCTTTGACCTTGCCTTCTGGTGTCATCAATGTATGTCCGCTTTACAACTATGTCAAGCTCACTGAGCGAAGTCGCACAGGTGTCTGGCAGGACAGAACCTGCACAGTCCGCTCGGACGCGCAGGCCAAACCTCTGTTTCCAAAGACTTTTCTATGCGATTAATCTGTGCAAGGAGTTTCGTCCACAGCTCTGCGGCATCCTGCCGCAGGTATTCCTCACGGTCCATCGCCTTGTCCTTGAGCCAGACAAATCCAACGGACACGCGCTCGACTTCGGGATAGTGCGAGAAGATTTGCAATGCGTAGAGTTCAAGCTGGTCGAAGTCAGGCTTGCGCTTGCCCGTCTTCCAGTCGAGGACTGCCGCTCTCTTGGTGTCAATAACCAGCACGTCGATCTTGGTACGCAGCCAAGCATCCTTGTCGAACCAGCCCGTGGGTTTAAGCTCTGCGTTTAGCGTAAGCTCCTGCTCAACCAGCAACTCTCCCTTCATTCCCTTGAGGATAGCAGACACAAGCCCTTCATACTGCGCAGCCTCTTGCGGAAGATCGGTGTTCGTCTTGAGGCGGTCTTCAAGAAACTTATGGATACGCTCTCCGTAGTGTGTCGCCTCGTTACCCGGATCGGACACGGCCTTTCGCACCCGCTGGTGGTAGTACCGCAGCGGGCAGTTCATATACATCTTGATGGATGAGAACGAATGAGTAAGGCTCACTGATGAAGCTCCAGCAGACGAGACACATGGACGCCCGCTTCGTTAAACATCTGCATGGCAACCTCGAACTCTTCCATGGGCATAGACGTTGACCCGTTGTCCACGATCACCGTGGTGATGCCCGCTTGGATGAGGGTTCTCGCACACCTACTGCATGGCATATGCGTAACGAAAGCAGTGCCATTCTTGAGGGGCATACCGACACGGGCTGCTTGAGCCACCGCGTTCTCTTCTGCATGACTGGTCCATAGATATTTGGCAGGACGCTCCATGCGCTCAGGTTTATCTTCGACGCCGCGCGGCAGGCCGTTATAACCAGTGGCTACGACAACCTTATCCTCGCTAACGACGATGCAGCCGACCTGTGTGTTGGGGTCTTTGGATTTGCTGGCGATGAGGTGCGCCATCTCAAGGAAGTGGTTGGTCCAAGACTTGGTCACTATCAATCCTTTGCTTTATCATACGCTTCGATGATGACGGTCCGCACAAAGACGGCGGGGGGAGTACCTTGCAGTTCAGCGTTCTTCATAACCCACGCCAAGACGCTATCGGGCAGAGCCGGGGATACGTTGTGGTTCCAAGACAGAACACGTTTAAGCGTGAGCGATACGTTGGACTTAGTACACCCAAGCTGTGCGGCAATTTCGGTGACAGTCTTCTTCTCCACCTCGTAGAGGCGGACAATTTCATCGCGCAAGGACTGGCGTTTCAAGATGTTGTTTCCTTCCATACTTCCATGGCCTGTGCTGCGGACGTGTGAAATCCAGCAAGCGATAATGTATTAGCAGCAGTGAGTATCGCCGCTCTCAGCTTGACCACATCCGCCTCCGATTTGCGTAGGCTTTGGCTGAGTGTACGGTTGACGATCTCCAAGTCAGGTGGCTCTCTCACTTCGCATCCCCGTAGTTGTATCCAATATCTGCTTCGCAAGCGACCGGGAGATCGGGTGCCCACTTCGGCGGCGCGGACATGCACTCCATGATAAACGCCTTGGCTTCTTCAGCCTCGGCCTCATCGACGCAGCACACGACCTCGTCGTGTACTTGTAAGACAATCTTATACCGCTTCGCAATGTTAACCACCTGCGAAGTCACAACTATGCGGGCCAGTGCTTGGACTATGTTTTCCGTAACCTTGCCGCCGTAGATGCGCACCCATGGAAGGTCTTCTGCACTCTCGCCCGTCAGCTTGGCGACCGCTGCCTTACGATATGTCCTGCCGTCAGCGATATAACGCAGATTGCCATCGCTGCCCTCGTTGAGTAGCGGGTACTGGATCGATAGCCTGTTGGGTAGGATGATCGCGTTGTTCTTATAGGGAAGCAACGACTTCATTGGGATGACTTCACCATCTCGCCCCAGCAGAAGGTCACGCAGCACGGAACTGCAACGGTGCCAGAACTGGGCGATGCGGTGGTTCTTGGAGCGATAAATCTGTACGATGTTGCGGGCTTCGTGAGGTTCGATGTTAACCTTGATGCCGCCCTGCCCGATAGCCAGCGCACCACGGAACTTGTCTGGACCCATGCCATAGCCAAGGCCAAGGATACAGGTCTTACCTACAAACCGTTCTACCTTGTCGGACTTCGTGACCTTGCGACCATAGACCTCACTGGCGAACTCGGAGTAAACGTCACGCCCCTCACGAAATGCTTGGAGCAGATCGTTCTGCTCCGACACCCATGCCACCATACGCGCTTCAATCTGTGAGCTATCGCAAGCGATAAGAACTTTACCCTTGGGTGCGCAGAGGGATTTGCGCAGGGTTCCGCCACGAGGGAGGTTCTGAAGGTTCATCTTGTCGCCACCGCTGAAGCGTCCGGTGTGAGCGCCGTAATAGTTCAGCATGATGGGCAGCGCACCACGCTGCGACACACCGATAAGGGATTGGGTACGAGACTGTTCGATGGTGGACTTGACGCCCAGCCGTGCAGCCACGGCGGCTTGGACTTGCGGGTTATGATGGTCAAGCAAGTCAGTGAACGCCTTGTCCGACTTGCTGAAAGCGTATGCTTCCCTGCCTGTGGTCGGGCTTATCTTGGTAGGCGGATCAATACCAAGGCCAGAGAGAAAGTTTGCGAACTTGTCGTTGCTCATCAGAACAGACTTGGCTTCGTCTTCGGTACAGCCTAGCCCAAGTTCTGCGACTAGGTCAGACTTCTTATTGATAACCTCATGGAGGTGCTGCTCCAACATCGGGCGATTAAGTTCGATGGTCGGCTCCGTGAACATGCGCATGGTGATATCGATCACCCGGAGTTCGTCAGCCGTGAAGCGTCCCTTCATCTTGTTGAATAGCTTATAGGTAAGGTCCACATCGTTCACGCAATAGGATGCGTAGCGTGCCATCTCGTCTTGGCTGAAGTCACTGCGGCGTTTGCCCAGTGCATGGATCACCTCGTCACCCTTGGCACCAAGTCCGTAGTGCGCGGTCAATGCCTTGAGGCTACCTCCTACGGATACGTTATGCAGAGGACGCGCCATTGACAGTGTATCCAACCACAGCTTCGGCTTGATCCCAAAGTGCCACGACAGAATGGCACCGTCGAAGACAGTGTTATGGCAGAGGATCGCCTTGTCCTTATAGGACAGAGACTTAAGGAACCGACCGGGGTTCTCGCCGCTGTACCAGTCAGTCGGATGGTCGTTCACCTTGACGCCGACACCGATCACCTCGAACCGGGGATCGCGCACATATGCTTCGGTTGTCATCTTGGACAGGGAATACTCCCTGTCGTAGTATGTTTCAAAGTCAATGGTTACGATATCCATTACCGCATCTTCCTTTTGATATCGGCCAGCACGAACTGCGGCCAGTGTGATTTGCTACGCGGAGACACCGACACTATGATCTTGGCTACCCGCCCAGTGGTGTCGGCCACGGTCGCCTTGATATGACGGCCTGTGTCAGCGTCAAGCAGAATGTACCCGGCGTCCTCCACTACTTTCTTCAAACTTCTATGCGTCACCATCGCGCTTCCACCTCACGACAAACTCACCACCCAATACGTTTATTACAGCCTCAATGTCCGCCAGCTTGGGGGAGTTCTGCCCCCGCCGCCACTTGCGCATCGTGCTTGAACATACGCCAGACCGCAGCGCCACATCCTCTTGGCTGGCACGTTGCCTATTCATCTGCTCCCATATCCAGCGCACCGCTGGATGGATCGCCATGTCCTTGGCTGGTTCCTTACACCGCTGATAGTTCCTCATTCGTCTGCATCTCCTCCAACTTTGAATGACGAAAAACAAAAGACAACGATTACAGTAAACACACAGAGCGCAAGTCCATACTCAAGCGTCATCGGTTTTCTCCTGCGGAAGGGGGAGGATGAGGGTTCCGCAGCGCACCGCGTCAAGGTTAACCCCCGGCCACGCATTGATGGCGGCGGCGAGGCATTCCTTTGTGGACAATGTTGATGTTACCGCCCACGCTTTTTGAAACGCCTCAAAGACCTCATCCGGTATCTGTTCAGCCTTCAGCATTGGTGTTCTCCATAAACAGGGGGAGGATGATGCGGCCATGACTGGCATCCCATGAGTAGTTCTTAACTATCCCCGGCCACGCGGCGATCCCTGCGCGGAGAGCGGCGGTGGCGTGCGCCTTCCAGTAAATACAGCCGCACTCGTCAGGCATACATTTGCAGGGGCCGTTTTCCGTTTCGCAAATAGCCCTCGCAGCCGCCTCCAGCGCCTCGGGCGGGATAGTGATGTCAGTCATGAAACCCTCGTCACAATGAAAGCAAAGAACAGCCCGAAGCCACCCATTCCAGCGACAAACCCGATGGCGAGGCTGGTGAGGTCAATTGTCAACGTCATGCTTCCTCCTTCCCCGGCGCGGGCTGGCCGTCGAGGGCGGCGCGGGCGGCCTTAAGCTCCCGCACGGACACCTCGCACTTTATGATGACCATATCCGGCCACTTGCTGAAATCGTCTCCGTCATCGGCCTTGATGCCTGCAAACGGCTTCAGCGCCGCCCGCAGTCGCTCGTTCTCGTCCTCCAACTTCTGCACCATCGTGCAATACCGGTTCTTCGCCGCATCGAAACCAGTCATGTAGTTAAACTCCGCTTCTTCTTTCAGCCGCTCGTTGTCGGCGCGGAGGGCGGTGATCTCGTCAGAAAACTCAACAGCTAAACCATACAGACCATGAAGATGGACGTATGTCTCAGAACCTTTGTAGGTATCCCTGTCGCACCAAGACATGATCTCATCGTTGTCATCGAACGCATTAAGTTTATCTTTTGCATCGCTCATGGACGATCATCCTTTCCTATTACACGTTTCTCGTAAGCAAGCAGGAACAACAGGCAGCACCCGGCATGAGCCAAGTGGCTAAGGCCAGTCTCAGGGTCGGCTTCTTCGCGCCGCCACCACGCCCACATATGTCTCATCAAGGCAGCGAACGGGCGATGCCACGACATGCCCTGCTCCCAGTTCCTATCGCCATACTTGGTTGCGCCAAACTGCAAGACCTTGACGATCTCTTCGACCGCATCGGGTGGCAGCAGGTGCCACGGCAACTTGGCTTCATCGAACTTCTTGCCTTCACTCATGTCTTATATTTCCCCGTACGGATAAGGTGATCGACCTCTTCGATATGTTTCTTCATCACATCGGTGATCAGATCGAACGTCTCGACGGCGCTCATGATGGTAGTATGATGCTTGTTAAGGTAACGCGCAAGCGTTGGATACGAAACATCAAGGCGGTTATGATACATCACCCAGCAGAAGTGCTGCCTTGCAATAACTAAGTTGTTGGTACGACTGTTCGATTTCATCTCGTCCGTGGTCAGACAATAGTACGAACGTACTGCATGGAAGCATTTGTTCATGGAGTAGATGGCGCGGTTCTCCCGCGCCAGCTTGTCGATCTCGTTGAAAACATCTGGATAGTTATGCCGCAGAAAGTCAGCGCGAATGTACTTGAGTTGGGTCATTCCTCGAACACCCCGAACTCCTTGCGCAGCGGGTTGCGCCACCTGTTGATAAGGTTGTCGTACTCACGCATCAGGTCTTTGTAATTCTTGTCTCTGCCCATCACGGCATAGGTCAAGAAGTTAATCAGTTGGTCCGGGTACTCACCGTTACGCATCCAGTAAGCGAACTCTTTGCAAGTAAAATACGTCACTCCATTGCTGTCACCACGAAGCCCCAGCTTGAAGCGAACGGCCAGACCCTTGCGATGATCCTTCAAAGTCTTGAGCCATACCTTACGTGCATCCTTGTCTACCCGCAGGTGCATGTCAGGCAGGGGGTTCTCACACGCGGTGCTACGTAGATTAAATTTAATACCGCCATAGTATTCCGGCAGCGCAGTAAACCCACGGCCAATGCGATACCGACCGTGTGATATGCGGATCAGCCCCAGTGGTAAAACTTTATGTAAGTTAAGCACAAGCGCGAAGGAACAAGTGTCGTAGAGTTCTTCCGACGACATGACGAAAGTGATCATGTCATCCGGCGTGATGTTCGCCAGTCTGTGATCGTTGATCATCAGTCGAAAGCTATCGTCAGAGTTCTTGAACAGGCGAAGACCGCAGCGATGCAACGGCTTACCTTCAGAGGGAGAACGAGCGCGGCTGAATGCCTTGACACAATGGGCGTAGGATGAAAGCATGATATGTTTATCCTTATTGGTTGAGCATCTTGTCGATGGCTACACGGGTTGCCAGTTCTTTCAGCGCCGGGTCCAGTTCCATCGTGACGGAAGACAGACGGTGCTGCGGCACGGATACCTTGGACTTAACTTCTTTGGGCAAGAACTCCACGAGTGGAGGGAAATCCTTGATGGCAGGAGGCAGGGACTTGTGCCACTTGAGGACACCCCTCACCGCTGCTTGGGCGGCATCGCGCTGGGCATGAAGAGTATCCTTCTGTTCTTGCCAAGCTAACAGCGCGTCAACGATATGCTCAGTGCGGATCGTGCGGTTGAGGATTACACGGTCGTGGTAATCATCCTTCTGCATGTGTTCATTGGAGGGCATACCGTAAGACCCAAGCTGTGGCGAGGATAGCTTCAGCTTGATGTATACTGGTTTATCTACGATCTTCCGCAGTTCGATCTCGTAACGCCTGCAAAAGAAGCACTCAGGCAGAAGCGCCATGGCTTCACGATGCGGCTCGTACATCAGGTTATAAAGCTCATCGCCTACATCAGGCTTCTGCTTCTCGATCTGCTCAACGAACTTATGATAAAGGTCTTGAATGTTATTGGTAACTGCTGCACGTAGCTTGTCTGTAATCCGAACTGTGGTCATTGGTCTTTCCCTTGGTTGAGTTACCCCCTGCCACAATGACAGGGGGCTTAGGCATTACATCTTTACGACTTCGCCCCACGGTGCCTTGTAGGAATAGTTGCTGACCCACAGAACAGGGTAATCAGGGGCGGGACCAAAGTCATCGCAGCACAGATCGGTCAGCACCACGGTGGCAACGGGGTTGATATCCTGCTCTTCAAGCGCCTTGAAGATGGGCGAGAAGGCGGTGCCGCCAGTGCCGGGAGACACGAGCTTGCCGATGGTATCGTCGGGGAGATAAGTTTCCTGCTTGCATACCTCGTGGTGGAAGTACACGACATGCAGTTTCTCAGGCGCACCGTCACCGTGGATAGCCCGGAGTTCAGTGGCGAACTCGGCCAGCGTCTTGTCATCAATGGACCCGGAACAATCCAGTGCCACGGCGATCTCGCCAAGGCGCTCACCGCTACGGGTCGGGAGATAGATACCCTGTGCCAAGAAGCGACGATTGGGTCGAGCGAAAGAACGCTGGTCGGTCTTGGCCTTGGTGATGAAGCGACGAAGAACATCACGCCAGTCAACCTTGGGCTGGAGTGCATCACCGATAAGGCGCTGGAGATTGGCCGACAACTTGCCAGCCATCTTTGCAGCCTGTGCAGCCTGAGCGATCATAACCTTCTGCTCGGCCATGTCCTGTGCCTGTTCAGCAGGAGAACCATCAGCCTCTTGCACGTCATCGCCAGTACCGCCGATGGGACCATCGCCATGAGTGTCGGGGAGCAGCTTATAGATACCGTCCGTGGTGCCACCGCCAGCGTCATACAAAGCCTTGTTAAGCATACCGCCGGGGATGAACTTGCCGATCTTCTCGTCGGTCAGAAGCTGGTTGATGACGTAATCACCAGCCATGTTCCACTTCTTGGGGTTGCGACCGTTGAGGCGGTACATATGCTCGAACATGGGATGGAATACCTCGTGTGCTACGAGGAACTTAAGCTGCTCATCGTCAAGGTCTTCGATGAAGGACGGGTTGAACTTGACCCACTTGCCATTGGTGCAAGCGGTCGGAATGCTGGGGTCCAGTGACATGGGCATGTTAAGAGCAAGCGTACCGATGAAGGGCTGCTCAAGGATCAAGGCAGTTCGCGCCTTGGCAAGTCTACGATTGAGGTCCATAGCCATAGTATGTTTTCCTTTGTCGGGGTTGGTCGGGAACCGGAAGATCGCACGACAGTTGTGACGCTGCCATGCGACACGTTGTCGCGGTCAATGCCCTGCACTGACGGGCTAATGCTCGTAGTATTCTTCAACAGATACAATCTGTTGCGTATCGAAGTAGTCTTCGATGAGTTCCAGCATGTCCTTAAGGACTTCTTCCGGCTCATAATGCCCGCCGGGAACCTGCCCAATGAGGTTAGCCACAAGCGCCACAGCCTTGGAGAAGGCAATGATAACCTCCCCCTCAGTGTGGTCGCCCTTGGGTACGGCCAGAAGCTCTTGCACCAGCTTGTTGATACGCTCTTGGTCTATCTTGCTCATGGTAATCCTTTCATAACAGCGTAATCATAGAAGCGTTTGAAGTCTTGGTAGTACACAGACTGTATATTATCCGACAAGTCTGTGTACTTATTGGTTTTTCTTTTTCTTTTTTCACCGTGCTTATAGAGAGGTAGGGTGAACTCTATACCATACAGCATCTTTACTGTAGCCGCTAAGGTTAGCACCCTATCGCGTCCGGGGTAGTGCGAGGGGGCCAGACGGACCCCCTCCCATGGTGCCATCACAGTCCTCCCATGAACACAGCCATCTTATCCATGATGGCCTTGGCCTCATCGATCTTCTTTGTGCGGAACGTATCGTCTCCAAGCACCGCCTCTTTGTTGAGGCTGGCCAGCTTGGCCTCGACCTCACGGCGCATGGCTTCGAGGTTGGGGTCATCGTTAAAGTTAAGGCGCGGCAGCAACTCGCACAGTTCCACGAGGTGTTCGATGCTGCTCTCATGAAAGCGGGACTTGGGATCGCTTACCTTAACCATCTTTTCGGTAAGGTGCTGGACCCGATCATACAGCCGCTGCCAAACGTCTTTCATTGCGGAAGCACTGGCTTGCTGAACACGTTCTTCTACGTCACGCTGTATCCGTGACAGTTCAGCGTCACCGATGCTTACACGAAAGTCGTTCGACGGAACGGGGAACACGGCCATGTCCATCTTGAACTTGGCTGCAATGTCCTTCTCGTGAGGGTAATCCTCTTCACGGTACAGCGAACCAAGGAACCGTTTGGCGTCAGCCTTGAGCAACGAATAGTTGCTGGTGAATAGGTTCACCAACGTCTCCCACTCGGACTTCTCCTTACGAAACTCATTGATGAAGTTGAGGTAATTGGAGGTGGGCAGCATCTGGGTGCCTTCGATGCCCCACGGCAACGTGTTCTCGTAATACTTGGTGCGAATATATCCTGCCTTCTGGTGGACGTTGGAGAGGTAGTCGTTAAGGGGCAGGAGCGACTTGTTGTAGCGGCCAACGGAGGCGTTGACGCCATGGGTATTGGCCACCTCAAGGGTAGCCTTCTTGTCGTACTTTCGTGCCGTCCACTGGGAGATGTTAAGCTGGACGAGCAGAGCGCGGTCGGAAAGCTGCATGGTATATATCCTTTGTTAGCCTCATCAGTGCCAGCATCACTGGCAGACGGGGGATTTCTCCCCCGTTTCGGCTTAGTGCATCAAAAGCACATGGGCGATAAATCCTGCCTGTGTAAGCAGGACACCCACTGCAAGCAAAAACAGCCAAAATGTCCAGCCTGTCAAAACATCACGTCATGGTGCTTGATGACCCAGTTACCAAACGCTGCCGTATTGTGCAGCGCCTTGTCGCGGCGCAGCGCAAGGCTAACCGTAAGGACTGAGAACTCAGCGGGCATACGCTCCACGTACTGGCAAACACGTTCAAAGTTGGAAGTGCTGGCACGTTGTGCCAGTGAACCAGCAAGAGCGTACAGCGTAGCGGGATCGGTCGGAACGTCAGCCGACTGGGGGTTAAGCAGGATGGCGTCAGGGTTGGGCAGCTTGCGGAAGATACGCAAGAACCCAGTGAACTCAGAGGCCGGACCCTCACCGACCGCACCCTTGAACGTCTCGAACTCAGCCTCCTTGGGCACTACGTCAATGGCAGGGGAAACACGTTCGCACCAGCCACGAGGTGTCGGGTTCTTGTCACGCTGGGCATCGAACTCGTGCAGCAGACCGGACTTGAAGCGGATGAAAGCGATAACCTCCGGGCGGATGTTGTTATCCATAGCCCACTTGGTCCAGTCATCGATGTGGGTTTCAAGCTCGAACTCGAACTCACGGTCGCTGAGATGGGACAGAACACGATTGGCACCAGCACGATCCTGCTGACGATTGCCAGTGGACAGGATGAACCAGTTATCAGCCATCGCTACACCGTGAAGCTCACGTTCCTGTACGAGATTAGCCAGTGCCTTCTGGAGATCGTTGTTAGCCTGATTACGATCATCGAAGCACAGCACACCGGGCTGACCGTTGTCGTACTTGGACCCCTTGGCAGGGAACCAATCGGGCAGCTTGTAGTACAGCATGGGCTTGTCGATCATGGGAACACCCAAGTCTTCCACCGGGATGGTCGGGAGATGACGCTGGATGTACTGATAACCCAAGTCCTTGGCGACCTGTTTGATGATGGAGGTCTTGCCCCCACCCGGAGGGCCAACGATAACAGCCGATGACTTGACACCAGCCTGAAGCAGCGAAGAGATGGTATCCTTGAGAAGAGAAGCACGCATTGGTTTATATATCCTTTGTTTGTTGTAGTGGGTTGGTCGAGGTCGGAAGTGTCGCACCATCCTCCGTGTCGGTCGATGCGACACGCTGTCGCAGGGCAGGCTTGCCCTTGCTTTGTTTCAGCGAAGCTGCATGTTTTGCTTACGTTATCTGCTTTGCCAAAACTGGGTGCTTGGCACTGGGCATGAGCAAGCGTTTCTTATAGCCACGGCCTACGTTAAGGGCACGGTAGTAGGCTACAGCCTGATGGATGTTACCAGTGAAGCTCCACTTGGTGCGGTAAGCACTGCGGTTCTTACCTATCTGCACAAGGAACTCGGTCGTGTTGGTATAGACCAACGACTTGCCGTCGAGCGTGACAGTCTTGACTTCGATGGTCATTACTCAGCCTCCCTGACTTCGGACACAAACCCATTCTCGTCAATGTGCAGTATCGTTATGGCATAGGCGTCATCGACCACCACGTAACCACCGTCATGGTGAATACATTTGGCCTTGTTGAAATCGTTGTCGAGGACAGTGGTCGCGCGTTCGGTCCAGCCGCCCTTGTAGGCAGCCCTTACAAGGGTGTTGAAGTCCTTGGTAGGAACAATCTTAACGTCCATCTTAACCCTCCATAGCTACAGCGTGAACGACAAGGTCCGTGCCCGGACCGATAACCTTGATAAGCTCATGGCCCCCAGCGTTTTCCCTTTGGGCATAGCGTTTGGCCCACGACACAGCGGCGTTGTGTCGCGTGAACTCTTCAAGCAGAGTTGGTTTATGGCCGGGGTTAACCCCGTATACCTTAAACATATGTATCCTTTCGTATTGGGCGGGCTTGCCCCCACTGCACAGCCACTGGGGCTGTGCAGGAAGAGTTTCCCTTAAACTTATGCAAAGAACGTAAACTCAGCGACCTCGCTTGCGAGGACGCCATAGGTAGCAGCGTCATGCCAACGCATAAACTGGGTATCCTCGGACACATCGACGCAGTGGCAGGACCCATAAGTCCTGACCATGTCATCTACAAATGCGTTAAGGGCAGCGCAGTCCTCGTCATCCATGCCGCTCTCATCGCCATTGATGAGGGCGCAAGCCCAGTGGCTGGGCAGCATAAGGGTATAGGTCTTGGTCTTGCGGTGAGCCTTAGCCATGGAATATCTCCCTGCAAATCTTGTTAAAACCATAGTCAGACATAAGGGCCAGTGCCTCATCGCTGGGCAGCTTGCCGCGATTGCACGTCCGGGTTACCCCGGACGCTCTCTGTGTGATGAATACCGTATGGTTGCCGACATAACGCAACCGCCAGCATTCGCTGTCGATGCTCAACCAATTAGCCATTGGTGTTCTCCTCGGTTGCGTTAAGCCTATCGTTAATAAGGCTGGTATAGCCCAGCCGATCCAAGAGCTTGATCTGCTCAAGGGTCAAGAGAACGGTTTCGCAATGCGGATGGGTAAACGACCTGTGTTTGGACGTTGTCGGACCATACTTTTCCTTGTTCTCGAACCACGTATTGACCTTGGGAACATAGACGAACAACGGCCAATGGGGTCCGTAGCTATAGACGCAGTAACGGGCGAGGCTACCATCAGGGGTATCCTGCCACTCAGCGTAAAGCTGGCCATTGGAGTTCTTGAACGGGGTTCGAGCCTTGACATAGGGACGAGCAGTACGTCCATTAATTCGCTTAGGCTTAGTCATAATATATCCTTTGTTGGCCTCATCAGTGCCAGCGTCACTGGCAGACCGCCTCACGGCGGTTTCGGCCTTAAGGTTACGAGTGGACGTAACCATCCTGCTCAATGGCAAGCCACATGCCGCACCAGTGAACGACTACAGCGCCATCCATACCAAACGTGGGCTGTACGGTTCGACGGAACTGGCGGTAGCTTATGCCTTTGGCCTTAAGGTCGCCGTGGGCATACTTGCGGAGCAGGGCGATACGCTGTTTGCGATTTAGCTTAACGTAAGTTTTAGCACTAACCATTGGTGTTCTCCTTGGGCATAAGGTGCAGTTGGGCGGTGGCGACGGCATCACCAAAATCATCGGTGTAATAGTCGCAGAGGTGGAGGTATTCCTCCTTGAGATGGAACTGTACGATGTATTCCTTGTAGTCGCGGTTATATCGAACCACGGCCTTACGACCATTGGGGTTAGAGCCTTGGTAGACAATGTGACTAGCCATGATCAGTTCATTCCTTCTGTGTAGGTTACAAACAGTACAGTGTTGGACTTGTAAGGTGTAAACTTAAGCATATCGCCACAGTCCTCGGTCCGACCACGGACACCGGACAAACCCATAAGGGCTTTAGCTTTACGTATAATGGCAAGGTTTGTGCCTGTGGCATTGTCAAACTCAGCACGCTTTACCCAAGAGTAGTTCGCTTCGCCACCAAAGGTATCTGTATATTCGACTGTAAACTTAGACATGTATATCTCCATCGGTCGGGCATCGACCTGGGCCAAGCGTCCCACATAGGGCGCGGCTTGTACATGCGACACGTTGTCGCATCCTTAAGTTATACATAGGTATCTGTAGATGGGTCGGAAGACAGGCAAACTATCTGTTATACACGGATAGGCTAAGTGCCTGATTTCATTGGTTCTTTTTGCAACTATCTGAACTATCTGTGTTTTTGAAGGTAATGAGCTACTACATTGATGAAGGCTGTTAATGTTAATTGAATTCTAGTCGAAAAAGGTTTGTGGCATATATATTTTTAACGGATAAACTATATATATAGGATACCAAAAAAATCTAGATCGGGCTAAGTCCTTGGTTTCATTGGAGAATCCGGAAACTATACGTAAAGTATTCCCCTTTTGTTCATGTATAAATCGAAACAGATAGTTCGGAAAGCGCAGATATTTCACCGCTAAGTCATTGATATCACAGCATATTCGCCGTTTTGTATAATTGTAAATGTATAATTAACCTTAACACTGTATACTTATACATAAGCTATAAGGCTTACAGTTGTATAATAAGGCTACGAGCTATAGGCCCCCGACGTATGGCCTACTACACACCCCCAAACGCAACCGCGCAGCGAACGTAGACGCAGACAAAAAGAAACCCCGGTCCTTTCGGAGCCGGGGCTGTGGTTAGTCGTTGAAGTGGAACACCCAGAGGTATCCGATGCAGATGAAGACGAGGTAGAAGCCGAGTGTGAGGAGGGTCATGCGACCCTCCTTCCATAGTAAGCCCAGCAGCGCGGATACTCGGACCAGTGTGCGTTATGCTTTTCAACCTCACGTCTTGCGTTTTCTTCGGTGGTGTAAGCAACTTGCTTGCGCTGATCACCGCGCAGATAAACGACAGTCCACGGTTTTTTCATAGGTAGTTTCCTTTGGTTTGAGGGGAGTTGGGAGGGACCGGGGTCCCTCCCTGTTGGTGTTACTTGTCCCTGCTACGGAAGGCTTCTTCCGAGATCAACTTGCCCTTGTTGGCCTTGACGAAGGCGTCAACCTTGTCCCGCATCGCGGAGACCTTTTCCCACTGCCACACGTAGAAGTGGAGGTTGACGCTTCCCTTGCCAGACGGGACCGAGACGTTGATCCCACCCTTGGCCGAGACCGAGATCGCGGCCTGCGGAGCCGAAGCCTTGAGAGCCTCGTTCTCAGCCTTTAGGCTGAGGATAAGCTGCATAAGCTGCTCGTTCGAGGGAGCTTCGGCCTTCGCGTTGTTCTTGGACATATTCATCGCTTTCAATCAGCAGGGCCTAGGAGCCGAGGCCCTTTGGCGGCACCGAAGTTGTTCGCTTCAGTGACTTCAATATGGCATAAGCGGCTCGGATTGTCAAATTGGCCTTCAATCCCTAGGGATTAGCTACCAGGCAACAGGCCCAGCATTGCGCACCGAGTGGCGCGGCGGACCACCCTCGGGGAGGGGAGGGGGCCACATGGATTGGAAAATTCTAGCCGCCCCCCAAATGTACCCAACCTCTCAAAGCAAGACCCCCAAAACCAAAGTTAACATCAACAAAAAATTATACAGCCCCCAAAACCAAAGTTAACCTTAACATATTCCACCTTGACACCCCGCGCCGCCCAGCTTACCCTGCGTTCATGTTCACACCCGTCGAATACACCAAGTGGTCAGACAGGTTATGCTTCGACATTGCCCTGCGACTGGAGGGTAGCGGAGAAGACCTGCCGGAAATTCTCAGTCGTCACAGGATCACCCCACTGGAACTCAGCGAGTTTTCCAAGGACCCGGTCTTCGACAAGAAGGTCAGGCATTACAGGGATGAAATCCGCGACAAGGGCATCACGTTCAGGCTCAAGGCCCGCGCACAGGCCGAAGAACTCCTCACCACCTCGTGGACACTGATCCATAACCTTGACGTAAGCGCGGCAGTGAAGGCCGACCTGATCAAGTCCACCATCAAGTGGGCGGGGCTGGAGACCAAGGGCGACGTTGCGGAAGGCAACGCTGGTGGCGTATCGATCACGATCAACCTTGGTGGTGAACAGCAGACGATGCGACTCGTACCCAACGAGGAACAAGCCGAAGAGATCGATGGATACGCTGACGAGTCTGTTTGACGACCGTGGATGTGCGGTCTTTACATCGGCAAATGCGGCTGTTGCTGTCGAGGATAGCCTGCGCGACCGGGGATTATCCTTCAAGACATACATCGTTAAGACCCGAAAGCGCGGTCTGGAATACAGGATACAACTGTTAAATGGGACTGGATATTAACTACACGCCGCCGCCGACCGGCAAATTGTTCATGGAGGACGACTCCAAGATGCGGGTCCTGATGGGACCAGTCGGTTCAGGCAAGTCCGTGACGTGCAGCTTTGAAATTGTGCGCCGTGCAAGCCTGCAACTGCCCAATAAACAGGGTATTCGCAAGACACGAGCGGCTGTAGTGCGCGAAACAGCCCGTCAGTTGCAGGATACGACCATCAAAACCTTCCTTGATTGGTTCCCGCCGGGGGTTTGCGGCGAGTATATGCGCACGACGAAGACGTATTTCTTCAAAGTTGGCGATGTCGAGTGCGAAATCATGTTCCGTGCGCTTGATGACGCCGACGATGTGGCGAATTTGAACTCGTTGGAGCTTACTTTTGCGTGGTTTAACGAGTGCCGGGACATACATCCTGACATTGTGGACGCCATGTCGAAGCGTATTGGCCGTTTTCCGTCAAAAAAGGACGGCGGACCGACGTGGCACGGCATGTGGGGCGACACAAACCCGCCAACCATGGATACATGGTGGTATTATCAGATGGAAGGGCTTGATCCGAAGGACGGGGTGTCGGCAAATGAGAACGGATGGGCGGTATTCAAGCAGCCGTCAGGGCGTTCGCCCTATGCGGAGAACGTCGAGAACCTGCCAGAGGGGTATTATGACACCCAAGGCCGGTCGGAGGAGTACATCCGGGTCTATATCGACGGAGATTACGGACTTTCTTCGGCGGGTATGCCGGTCTACAAGTATTTCCGCCCTGATTATCACATGGCCCCTCAGCGCCTTCATCATATTACCAATGGTTCTCGCCCTGTGGTGGTCGGCATGGACTTGGGCCTTACGCCAGCAGCGGTTATAGGCCAGCAAGACCCACGTGGACGCGCGTTGGTGCTTGCGGAAGCGGTCAGTTTCGACATGGGTGTGCAGCGGTTCATCCGGCACATCCTCAAACCGCTGTTGTACGAGCAGTTTCCCGGCGCTCCGGTGCTTATTGTAACCGATCCGGCGGGTATTCAGCGGGCGCAGACCGATGAGCGCAGTGCCGTTGATATTATCAAAGCAGAGGGGTTCAAGGTCATTCCGGCGCGGACAAACGCCATATCGGCGCGTATCAACGCGGTGGATGACTACCTCATGCGGCAGGTTGACGGCGATCCTGCGTTTCTCGTGGACCCACGATGCACTCAGTTGAAGGCTGCGATGATGGGTGGCTACCGGTACAAGCCCAAGGGCGACAGTGACATCGACAAGAACAAGCACAGCCACGTCGCTGAAGCCCTGCAGTACCTGATGCTTCACATCGCCACGGCGGGTGAAGGGATGTACGTTGCCCTGCGCAGAAATGTGAAGCCGATTTCCGCTACAGGATGGACTTGACCTTCTGCTGGAACCGTAGGATAGTCGGTTTGTACGGGGCAGGAACCCACCTGATTGCCTCGTATACCACACTCCCCAACTTAAACCTCGGTGCTGCCGCACCGGGGTTTTTCTGTTGCCATTAGGTTGTTGATCGTATACCTTGCGGCAAACCTAGGGGTCCCTCCATGTCGTTTTCCGCTATTGGCCTTACGGTCACTGTCACTGCAGCCGTAACGGTGCCGACTTCGGCGCAGGCTGTCTCCACCGCCCCCACCACACGTCCCGCCCGCGCTTACCGCGTTGCCAATTTCGGCTCTGAGCTTGTGCTTCTGGGCGTCGGTGTTGATGACACGGCTGCCAAGGCGGCTGCGGCGTCGGTTGCCGCTGGTGCCATCCCGCTCCTGCCGAACACGGTGTCGATCCTTGGCTTCCCTGCCGGGTCGTACTTCACCGGTAAGACGGCGGCGAACACGTCGGTTCTGTATGTCACGCCGGGTGAAGAGACGTGAAGAAGCCGGTTTGGGAAAAACCCCGGCCCAAGGGCCTCGGTAAGCCAAAGAAGTTGAGCGCAACGCAAAAGGCGAAGGCCAAAGCCGCAGCCAAGGCGGGCGGCAGGAAGTACCCTAACCTTGTAGACAACATGAGAGCGAGCAAAGCCTGATGGCCAAGAAACCGATGCCGAAGTTCACCCCCTGCTCCAAGTGCCCGAACCCGGCCAAGTGCAAGGCCATGGGCCGCTGCATGGCGAAGGGCAAGAAGTAATGGCCGACAAGGTCACGCGGATACCAAACCGCAGCCCGAAAGCCTCCACCACGATGGTGTCCAGAGGGGCTGTGAGAGGGGTTTATCCTACGCCGCAAGCGTTTTCCCTGTACCGGCTGCCCTCTCAGGGGGTGCCCGCCAACAAGAACGTCTCCCGGTTTGACCGGGAGCAGGCCATCCGGGCGAAATCTCCCACCAAGCAGGTCATAAATTCTGGCAAATATGCCTACGGACCGAAGCCCGCCGCTAAGCCCTCCATGGGGACTAAGGTTGCCGGTGCTCTCGGCAGCGTAGCGCGCGGAGCCATGCGGTTTGCTGGACCCGCCGGGGCACTTGTTGGTATGACCAAACCTGCCGGTGTCGGCTCTGACAAGCCGCGCGGACCGCTGATGAAGGGCAACTCTCCCGGCGTGGGGCGGGGTCCGAGCAGCAAGCTGGATGCGCCGGTTCGCTCCGGTGCCTCGTCTGCGTCAAAGTCCTATATGGGTCCTACTGGTGGGTTTAAGTCTGGTGCTTCGTCTGCATCGAAGAGCAAGGCTGGCCCCAGCGGCGGGATGATGGGCGGGTCCGGCTCCGGGGGGTCGGCGCGGACTGCAGCGTCCAAGTCCACGACCGGTGCCCGTGGTCCCACGGGGCCGCAAGGGCAGGCGCGCTCCTCTCCGACGGGGCGTAAGTAATGGCCAAGACCCCCGCGTGGCAGCGCAAGGAGGGCAAGAACCCCAAGGGCGGTCTCAACGCCAAGGGGCGTGCCGCCTATAATGCCGCCAATCCCGGCAAGCCGGGGCTGAAGGCTCCGCAGCCGGAAGGCGGACCGCGCCGGGATAGCTTCTGTGCCCGCATGAAGGGCATGAAGAAAAAGCTGACGAGCGCCAAGACGGCGAACGACCCTAACTCCCGTATCAACAAGTCGCTCCGCGCGTGGAACTGCTAAATGGCTGTACTGCTGGCAAACAATGTAGCTTCGACGATTGCTGCCAACCTCACGATTGGCGCGACGAGCCTCAATGTTGCCACTGGTACGGGGGCCAGATTTCCTAGCCCGACAGCACCTGACTACTTCTACGCAACGATTATCTCATCCGTTGGTGAAGTTGAAGTCGTCAAGGTCGTGGCGCGGGTTAATGATGTTCTTACCATCACCCGTGCGCAGGACAGCACGACAGCCAAAGCGTTTTCTGCAGGGTCTCGCGTCGAAGTAAGGGTCAACGCCAAGAGCGTTCTCGATGCAGTCGATGATGGGGTGGCTGATGCTGTAGCTACCATGACGGCTGTTACTAACGCACTGGATACCCGTCTCGACGCCGCAGAAGCCAGCATCATTTCTCTCGACGGCAGGCTTGATACGGCGGAAGCGAACATTGTTTCTCTTGATGGGCGACTTGATGTAGCTGAACCCGAGATCGATGCGCTGCAAGCATTCGATGCTGCATTGGCTACATCAACCGGTTCGTCGTCTGTTGGCTTTTTGCAGTCGGGCACGAGCGCCGTCACACGCACTGTGCAGTCCAAGTTGCGTGATCGCATAAGTGTATTTGATTTTATGACGACTGCGCAGATTGCGGATGTCCAAGCGAGGACCGCGCTCGTCAATGTGGCTACACCACTACAGGCAGCTATCGACGCGGCCTGCGCCGCACAGGCCCAATTGTTCTGGCCCAGAGGCGTCTATTACATTACCACCGCGCTAATCGCCAAGTCCAAGACGAACTGGTTGGGTGAAGGTGGAACCTATTCGGTAGTTAAAGGTAATAGTATAATTGGCACGTTGATCAGCGATGACGACTCCAACATGGAAGATGTCATCATTGATAGTATGGGGTTTGACTTTAACGGATTTAACACGACGGATTTTGCCACGGCGCTGTCGTTTAATGCCACCTCGCACACCCGATTTCGCATCGTCAACAATCGCATTTTTGATAGCAACTACCCCGGTGATGGGGCAGTCAAGCAGCGTCAAGGTATTTTTCTCGGCAATCTTAATACCGATATTTGGGTGTTAAATAACGATCTATCCGCTGGTGCCCGCATCAAAGTAGGTCGCGGTGGACGTAATGTTTTTATTCGTTCCAACAAACTGAACTTCATTAACGACAACGGCATTACAATGGCAATGCGCGGCACCGCCGCTCTGCCGGAAGGTAATGTTACCGAAAACGTCCACATCGAAGATAACATCATTATTAACCCGGCTGTTACCGGTATTTTTATCGGTGCGGACGGCGAGGATAAAACCGATCCGGCGATGTACGTGAAGAATGTTATTGTCGCACGTAACATCATCTATATGAATACGCCGTATACCGGACAGGAAGGGACGTTTAATACCACTCCACGAGGGTTTGCCATTACTGCGCCATCGGGTGGGGTATACGACCTGTCAGTAGTCGATAACACCATTGTAATGACTGATGTCACGCCAAACTTCGCAAGCGAAGTGATCCGTGTCGGCGCAGCCAATTTACCTGTTGGTACGATGGATCGTGTAACAATCTCGCGCAACAAGATATATACCCCGTATAAAAACCAGACCGGTATCTATGTTGGCCCGTTGTACGCTATTAATGACCTTGTAATCTCGGATAACATTATCGATGGGGCTAACGAGGCCGTTTATCTGCGCACTGCGTCAACACTTAACCGTCCGGTAGTAACCGGAAACATCACTCGTAATAGCGCACGCCCGTTCCGTATCGCTTTTAATCCTGTAGTTGTTGCAGGTGTTTATGCCCGCAATAGAGATAATGCTCCAACAGCAGCAGCGATTTTCTCCAGTAGCAGTGCTATGGAGTGGCGTATCGAAAGCAATGAAATCCTTGATAGTGTAGCTGCGGCGCTCGACATTAATGGCGCGGGCACCAAAGATTTCTATATCGTTAACAACGACTTCCGGGGTTCTGCTACCGGCCCGATCACATTTACCAGTAGCGGTGTACTGTCTGAAAACTCAGCACGTTACGGCAATCTTGGTGATGTAACGCTGACATCCGTTGCTTCTGCATCAACTATTACGCTACCGCACGCCCAAGTGGTGTCGATCACCGGCACGACGAACATCAGCACTATTACAGCAACTGGTCGCGCCGGTCAGGTCGTAGTGCTTAGGTTCGCCAGTGCGCTCACGGTGACTGACGGCACAGGCAATCTTCGCCTCGCGGGGAATTTCACTACTACAGCCAGCGACACATTAACATTGGCTTGTAACGGAACGGACTGGGAAGAAGTTTCGAGGTCGGTAAACTGATATGACAGTTCTTCTCGCAAATAACGTCGTAACGACTTTGTCCGGTGCCCTGACCACGGCGGCTACGGACATCGTGGTGGTTGATGGGAGCCGGTTCCCGTCGCCGTCTACCGGAGAATACTTCTACGCTACCCTGATCGCCACCAATGGCGCGGTTGAGATTGTTAAGGTTGTCACGCGCGTAGGCAGCTCAATGGGTGTTACGCGGGCGCAGGAAGGCACGACTGCGCAGGCGTTTGCCGCAGGTTCTCGTGTTGAGATGCGCGTCACCGCAGCGGCGATTAGGGACGCCATCGCTGACGCAAAGATTATGGGTACTGCCCCGCCGACAACCGGAGCGTGGACACGCAACACCATTGTGTGGAATAGTGAGCCTACAGCGGGCGGTGTTATCGGTTGGGTCTGCGTATCCAGCGGTACGCCCGGTACTTGGAAGTCGTTTGGGACGATTGCAGCATGACGGTTCTTCTCGCCAACAACGTAACGTCTACTCTGGCTTCTGCTATTACGGCAAGTGCAACTAGCCTTGTCGTGTCTAGCAATGCCGACAAGTTTCCAACCATCACGGCTGGCCAGCACTACTACGTGACGCTTGTATCTACGACGGGTGTGGTCGAGGTCGTAAAGGTTGTGTCGCGCCTCGGCGCGGCGATGGGTATTGTGCGTGCGCAGGACGGCACCAACGCTGTTGCCTTTGCTGCCGGGTCGCGTGTCGAGTTGCGTATCAACGCCGCCTCTGTACTTGATGCAGTAGATGACGGTGTGGCCGAGATGACGGTCGTGACTAACGCACTCGACGCTCGTCTCGACACGGTCGAGGCCAAGACTGCTATTCTTGATAGCATCACGGCTTCGGCTGCGGAGATCAACGTCCTTGACGGCGTGACCGCGACTACATCTAGTATTAACGCCGCCTCCGCTAACTATACCCAGATTAGGAGTTCAGCAGCCGCCCTTCTGGCGGATACGGTGCTTACGTATACTGCTGGGCAGACTAACAGTGTTTCTGCTGGGGATTATATCTGGACGCGGCTTGAGGGTTTTTCCTACCAAGTCGCATCTTCTGGTGCAACAGATCATCACGTCACCACTGCCGGTGGGGTGAAGCTCTACATGGCCGGTACGAAGTTTTATTTCCGCCAGCTTCTAACCGGTTCAGAAACAAATCTGCAGCGCGGCACCAAGTTTATTTCTTTTTTGACTGCGATCCACGATGCCAGACGTACTGGTGTCATCGATGGCGGCACCGGACTAACTCATGCTTTGAGTTTTTCCGCTACTACGCATTTTACGCTGACGCAAAACAACATTCATTTGGAGAGCGATGGCGCAGCTATATCTACTGACAGAATTACTGGGTTTATAAACGCAGCCCGTTCTCCTACGACTACATTGTCGGCAGATGCAGCGTGGAAAGCCGCGTCTATTTCGGTAGCTTCTATTGGTAGCGCCGTTGTGGGTGATCTTATTACGCTGACGACAGCTACGTCAGTGGCTAGTACGTATCTAAACTACCACAAAACTGCTGTGTCGGTTATTGAGTCTATTTCTGGCACAACGATTACGCTGGCCCACCAGCTACCATTTAATTTTACAGCGGCAGAGACGACGGTAACGGTATATCCGAAGCGGTCAGTGCGTCTTGATAACATTACGATTAGTGTGTTAACCCCCGGTCGTTTTGATTTATCATGGCTGCAGAACTGCCAGATCAACAACCTGACGCTTACTGGCTCAGGGGTTAGCACCACAGACCCATTGTTTGTGCGGGCGTGTGTTTCTACAACGCTACGCAATGTGAACGTATCAAACTGCCGCTACGGTGTTATTCACACATCGGGTGGGCGTGATATGCTGATTGACGGGATTGTCGGTGATAATGTTATTCACCCAGTAGACCCGTCCGTGTGGTCTTACGGCACATACGTTAAAAATTTCTTGTTTACAAACTGTGTCGGTATTAATGCACACCCAAGTTTTGAGGTGCATTATGATACCGGAGTATCCAGCGGGCATTATGGCATCCGCGCTATTGGCGCTTCTGCACGCAACACAACCTTTGTAAACGCGACTGTTGCGGAGAGCTTGTCCTTTGTCGGTGTACTTGCCGGATATGAGTACCTTGCAGAGCAGCAGCGGCACTATGTTGATAATTGCAAAGCTGAGACCGTGGTACTTTCTTTTAGTGAGGGTAGCTATGGTGAAATCCGCAATACCCGCGCGTACGGCTTTACGAACGACTATCTAGGGTATGGTGTAGAACGTCTGTATATCCACGACGACTGTGCTTTTGCTGTACCTTTGTATGGTGTAGGTGATAGGCGGTATATAAAAGTTCAGGCTCCTGTTCCAGTTCAGCAGAACAGCAGCCTTCAATTTTTGAACCCCGGAGCTACAAAGGTCGTAACGGGCATTACGGCGGCTAACCCAGCCGTTGTCACTTCTGTTGCCCACGGGCTTACTACGGGGAATAGCGTTAAGCTGTCCGGTGTTTCTGGGATGACCCAGATCAACGATCAGTTTTCTGAAATCACCGTTTTGACGGCAGATACGTTTTCTCTTAACTGGATCAATAGCTCGGCGTATTCAGCGTATACCAGTGGCGGTACGGCCACGGTAGGTACGTCAGCTACATATGTCGATATTTGTGACGCCAGCAATAACCGCCGCGTAGGTTCTACGCCGTATATGTGGTATATTGCAGACTTTTACCAAGGTCTCAGTACCTCTAGCGTATCAACTGCGCAGCCAAGCCGCGTAAGACTCAGACTAGCCGATATCACTAGTGCGGATGGCACACGCCTAGACTACGCCTACGGCGAGATCATTGTATCTGTTTCGGGGCGGTTTGACGGTCATGTTCGCCGCAGGGTGCCGTTTTGGGTAAGGCCGACTGTTGGAGCAGTGTTCGGAACGTCTACCATTCTTGAACAGATCGGTACGGAAGATATTGTTATCGCCAATCTTTCTACGATTAGCCTTGGCTTGACTACGTGTGACTGTATCGAGTTTACATGGTCTCTGACCAATTGGGGTTCACCAACGTGGATCAATCTAGCGACTGTAGAGGTAAAGATGTATCGTAGGAATACGTCTTCACGGTATGGGGCATGACAGTTCTTCTCGCAAATAATGTAGCGTCTACGTTGGCAACAACGCTGACTTCAACGGCTACAAGTCTGACGGTCGCTTCCGGTACGGGAGACAGGTTCCCTGTTGTCCCTGCTGGGCGTTATTTCTACGCCACGATCATTGCGCCGACCGGTGTTGTCGAGATTGTCAAGGCTACGGCACGCGCCGGTAACGTCTTAACCATTGTGCGTGCGCAAGAGAATACCGCCGCGCTTGAGTTCCCTGCCGGATCGCGCATTGAAATTCGCGTGACGGCCAAGTCTATCTGGGATGCGCTAGGTACAGGCGGTGGACCTGAAGGTCCGCCGGGGCCAGAAGGTCCGCAAGGTCCTGCCGGTCCTACGGGCGCAACAGGTCCTGCCGGTCCTGCCGGTCCTACGGGCGCAACAGGTGCAACAGGTGCAACGGGCGCAACGGGTCCTGCCGGTCCAGCGGGTCCTGCCGGTCCAACGGGTCCAGAAGGCCCACAAGGTCCTGCCGGTCCTACGGGCGCAACAGGTGCAACGGGTCCTGCCGGTCCAGAAGGCCCCGCTGGTCCTACGGGTGCAACAGGTGCAACGGGCGCAACGGGTCCTGCCGGTCCTACAGGACCAGCCGGACCTACAGGTCCAGAAGGTCCTGCCGGTCCTACGGGCGCAACTGGTGCAACAGGTCCGCAAGGTCCAGAAGGTCCGCAAGGTCCAGAAGGTCCGATTGCAGCGGTTACTGCTTCGATTGAGTTCGTCGTTGATGGCGGGGGTGCCGCTATTACTACCGGCGTAAAGGGAGATTTGCAGATACCGTTTTCCTGTACGATAAATGAGGTAACGCTCCTAGCAGATCAAACAGGGTCCATCGTAGTAGACATATGGAAAGATAGCTACGCTAACTTCCCACCGACCGTTGCCGACACTATTACAGCGTCTGCTAAACCTACACTTAGTTCTGCTACCAAATACCAAGATACAACATTGACCGGTTGGACCACTTCAATTTCTGCCGGGGATATTGTAAGGATAAACGTGGATAGTGCTACAACTGTCCAGAGGGTGACACTTGCATTGAAGGTAACGCGCTGATGGCTTGGACTGCAGTTATTACGGCGGTTATGGAGAACCCCGTTCCAAACGACACCCGCAATGTTGTCGTTTGCTACAGCGATGGGACGCGGGAGATTAACCGGACCTACAACATTCACCCAGAAAACTTCCCCACGGTGACTGCCACGGTGTCTTTCATTAAGGATCAGGTTGATCGGCTTAACGCTTTTGAGGCTGAAGTTGTTAACCTTGAAGCTCTTGTTGGGACGGAGATTATCTAATGGCGATGCTTATCAGCCGCGCAACGGGGAACTTTACATCCTCGTCCACATGGGGCGTGGCTGATAGCGCAACGGGTTCGCAACTTACCAACCCGACTGCCATGACGGCGACGACGGCGTCCTACGTATACTCTTCCACGTTCACCGGGACCAACACAAAAGTCTGCGATGGCGTTGTTCTATTCGTGCGCCGCGTAAACACACTTGGAACTTTCACGGTTGCGTTGTCAGATGATAACGGCGTGACCGCGACAAGGTCCGTGACTGTCGATGCCGCTGATCTTCCGGCCTCGGAGAGTTGGGTATTCTTTAAGTTCGCCAGCACTCTTACGCTTGATGGCGGTACAGATTACAGGGTAGGTGTTGTCTCAAGCTCGGCTGGCAGCGTCAATGTCTGTAGAGACGCAACGGCAGGAAATTGGGGAAGGCTTATTTCCACAACCGATACAGCCGCCCCTGCGGCTGGCGACACGATGCTTGTCGTCGGGGAGTGGACTGGTTCTGGTGCAAGCACGGCTTATGCCGTGACAATGGACAACACCGCCACAACTGACTTCGGAACCAGTGCCACCAGCGGAACTCCTGCTCAGACAAACCCCGGTACGTTCAGCGGTATTCAGATCGGCCAGAATGGCACACTGTCGTGGGGCACTGCAGCAACCACGAATTACTATCTCAAGCTATCCGGCAACCTTGTCGTGTGGAGCGGCGGCACCTACAACATGGGAACCGTTGCGACACCGTGTCCGCGCGATAGTACCATGTACCTTCAGCTAGATTGCGCTGTAAACGGCGACTTCGGTCTCGTTGTTATGAACTTGGGCGTGTGCAACATCCAAGGTCAGTCACGCACCTCTGGAAAGAATATCACGTTCTGCCGCCTGACGGCAAACGCCGCAGCTAATGCGACCTCGTTAACGGTAGATACCGACACTGGGTGGTTGGACAATGATCAGATCGCAGTAACGTCAACGACCCGCACTATAACTCAGTCGGAAGCTGGGTTTCTGAACGGTGCCGCTGGGGCGTCAACGCTGACGGTTGATGGTTTTGCTGGCACAGCGGGGGGCGTTCAGTTTGCACATGATGGCACTGCGCCGTTCCAAGCTGAAGTAATGTTGCTTACTCGTAACGTACGCATCAGTGGAGCGTCTGCCTCTCTGAACGCCTACGTCCTTCTCAACTTTGTCCCGACCTGTGACTTTGATTGGGCCGAATTTTTCTGGATAGGGACAGGCACTGCGCCAAGGCGCGGCATTGAATACGGAAATAGCGGACCCACAAGCGGCGACGTAAACATCCAGTATTGCAGCATCAGAAATAGCGGTCGGTGCTTCTTTATTCTTGGGGGCGGCGGTGGCGCTTGCGTGTTCTCCAACAACACATGCTGGAACTCAACGCACGGCGTAAACTTTGCAGCGGCCAGTGGTTTGTTTACCTGTAACAACAATGTTGTGTCGCTTGTCACGACTGATCCCTGTATTACCGCCGCAAGAAACGGGACATTCGAGAACAACATTGTTTCGTCCAGCGCGTCATCCGGGTTTCTGTTTTCTGGTGCAGGGGGGCAGGGAGCGCCCACATCCTTTATTGGTAACGAAGTGCATTCGTGTACGGGTGGCGGATTTAACATGGGCTTCTCAAGAAACTCGTCCGTATCGTGCGATGATCTGTATGCGTGGCGTTGCGGTAGCTCTGGCATAACCGCACCCGCTGCATTCGCTGATTTGACAGTAACAAACTCCACGATCACTGGCTGTGTATTTGGATTGGCTTTTGGAAACCCCTCAAACGGGGCACAAGTTGTCATGAATAATGTGGGCATGTCCACAGAGGCTTCCTATGCCATGACCAATGGCATAACATACGCAACCACTGCCGGGTCCGAGAGTTCCGGTCTCAGCGTTTCTCTTACCAACTGCACAATAAACTCTTCAACCGCTGACATATCCGTGGGGCAGGGCCGCAATTGTTTTATCGCGCTGCAAAATTGTCTTCTGTCTGGTCCATCTGAGGTTGCAAACCAATCCAGCCTACTAACTACAAGTAATATCAAGTCTTCCAAACACGATCAAACGGAGGGGGCTTTCCGTTCTTGGTTTGGGACAGGACGCATTGATCGCGACACGACCATATTCAATAACGCTGCGCCATCTGAGCGGCTGACGCCGATTAGCTCTACCCTTAAATTTCAGTCTGCCCCTCGCTTGGTCGCCGTTGACGACGGGACTACGGTAACGGTCAATGTTTACGTTCGTAAATCAGTTGTTGGCGACGGTGCTGCTTACAATGGCGGCGAGCCTCGTCTGATCGTGAAGGCAAATCCTGCGTGCGGTATTGCGACAGATACCGTTCTTGACACTATGACCGCATCTGCCGGATCGTGGGAACAACTCACCGGGACAACTGCCACGGTGGATGCTGACGGGGCGCTTGAGTTTGTTGTTGACTGCAACGGGACGACTGGCTGGATCAACGTGGATGACTGGAGCGTTAGCTAATGGCAACCCCTAGTGTAGACGGTGCTAGATACTGGGTAAACGGCTTACCTGTAGATGGGTTACAGCAAGCTACTAAAGATGCCGGTGCGACGAAGTATTGGGTGAACGGCCTACCGATGGATTTTCTAGCGTCCTATGCAGCACCGGCTGCTAATACTAAAAGGACATTTGGGATTATTATCCAGTAACAAAGCGGTACGAAAGCAGATGGCGGCGGTGAATATCTTGGAAGCGGATACTATTAAAGTTCTCAACATGCTTATGCAGTGGATCATTGCGCCAGTGGCTGCGTTTGTTTGGTTTCTGTATCAGAAGCAGCAGAACCACTCGACAGCCATCGCTGTTCTTCAAGCAGAAACAGCCACTGCCCGCATGGCTCATGATCGGGAGATTAAGGAAATCCGTGAGACTAGCCGCGCTATCATGGCCAAGTTGGACAGTATCGAAGAGGCACTGCGCAAATGATCTTGAACACTGTATCTGAGAAGCGCCTGCGCGGTGTCCATCCCGATTTGGTGCGTGTCGTGCGCCGCTGTGCTACTGATTGGGCTGACCCCGAAACCGGGTTTATCGTCACGCAAGGACTGCGCACCTTAGAAGAACAGAAGCTGCTCAAGGCCAAGGGTGCATCCCGCACCCTGCGTTCTCGCCATTTGACTGGTCATGCTGTCGATCTGGCTGTATCTGTTCAGGGGCAAATTCGCTGGGACTGGCCGCTGTACGCCAAACTGGCTAAGGCTATGAAGGCTGCCGCAAAGGTAGAAAAAGTGCCGCTCGAATGGGGCGGCGACTGGACTTCATTCAAAGACGGTCCACATTTTCAACTGCCGTGGTCTAAGTACCCGGTATAACTAGGAGGTCGCCATGACCAAAGACGCAGTGTTGGGTATTGTTCGTCACGTTCTTACGTTTGCTGGCGGTTATATTGCCGCTAAGGGTATTGCAGATCAGGCGCTTGTTAACGAAGCCGTTGGTGCTGCTGTAACCCTTATTGGCGTTGTCTGGTCGATTGCACAGAAGCGGGCAGTTGCGTGACTTGGTTTGAGATAGCTGCGACGGTTGTGCTGCTGGTAGGGCTTGGAGCAGGAGCCTTTCTCGTAGCACAACGTCCTGCTTTCTGGATGGGGCTTGGCTCCCATTTATTGACAGCTATGTGGCCAACCATCGTAAAGTATGTTACCAAGCGTAATTCGCCGGAAGTTGAAGCCAAGATGCACGAATGTATTCGACGTGGCGGCACTTGGGACAACTTCCGCAAGAAATGTAGGGACAAGTAGATGGCTGGACTGACACTCCTCCGCGTAGTTAGCGGTGACGAACTTGTGAAGCAGGAACGTGCCCGTGTTGATGCTGAACTTCAGGCGCGGCAGAACAACCCCGTCATCCTAGGACTTGCAGCCCATTTGCGTACCTGTTGGGACGCAGCCCGTATGGCGAAGAACCCTATCAACGACCTGATGTTGAAGGCTCTGCGCCAGCGCAATGGTGAGTACGAACCGGACAAGCTCGACGCGATCAGGTCGCAGGGCGGCTCCGAAGTCTACATGATGATTACTGAGATTAAGTGTCGTGCAGCAGAAAGCTGGCTGCGTGACATTCTCATGGATAACGGCTCTCCTCCGTGGGATATCCAGCCAACTCCTGAGCCTGATCTATCCCCCGTTCAGATGGAAGAACTCAAGCAGGCGTTTGCCGAGCAGACCCTGCTCACTATTCAGCAGACGGGTCAGGCTCCGACCCGGCAGGATTTGCTGGAACTTAAAGAGATCGTGTCACAGCAGTTCCGCTTTAAGGTCCTTCAAGCGGCGCAGAACCGCGTAGATAAGATGAAGGTCAGGATTGATGACCAGCTTGCGCAAGGTGGGTGGTCCGACGCCTTCAATGAGTTCATCACCGATTTGGTGACGTTCCCCTGCGCATTCCTCAAGGGGCCTATCGTCCGTCGCCAGAGGTACTTGAAGTGGACGCAGAGTCCAGATGGCAAGATGCAGGTTGAACCCGGTGAGCGTATCGCTCCTGAGTTCGAGCGTGTTAGCCCGTTTGACATTTACCCCGAGCCGGGGATTACGCGCCTGAACGATGGGTATCTTTTTGAGCGCCACGAGCTTTCGCGGCAGGCACTCGCTGATCTTATCGGCGTACCCGGTTACGACGAGCAGGCTATCCGTAAGGCGCTGGAACTTGGACCTTCATCTACGTGGATCAATGACCCTGATGAGGATATGCGCGACGAGGAAGAGCGCAAGTATTATACCGAGATGCGTCCGACTGATGTGTTTGATGCGCTTGAGTTCTGGGGCAAAGTGTCCGGTGCCATGCTCCGTGAATGGGGTATGACAGAAGCCGAAGTCCCTGACGAGGCCAAGGAGTATGATGCCAACGTATGGCTGGTCGGAAACATGGTTATCAAAGCCGTGTTGAACTACGACCCGCTGGGCGAGAAGCCTTACGCCAAGACTTCGTTTATCAAAACGCCCGGTTCTTTCTGGGGCCGCGCCATCCCCGAAATCATCGAAGACCTACAGAACGTATGTAACGCTGCCGCTCGTGCGCTCGTTAACAACATGGGTATTGCATCTGGTCCGCAGGTTGAGATCAACCTTGAGCGTATCCCGCCGAATGAAGAGATTACCCAGATGCACCCGTGGAAAATCTGGCAGGTGCTTAATGACCCGCTAGGTTCGTCTGCCCCGGCAGTGCGGTTTAACCAGCCGAACGATAACTCCTCCACCTTGATGGCAGTCTATGAGCGGTTCAGCCGTTTGGCTGACGACCATTCGGGTATCCCATCCTACATCTATGGCGACACCGATGTGCAGGGTGCCGGACGTACTGCGTCCGGTCTATCGATGTTGATGGGATCGGCGGGCAAGAGCATCCGTCAGGTTGTCATGCACATTGACCATGACATCGTGAAACCGGTTATTCAGCGCCAGTTTGTTTATAACATGCGGTATGACGACGACGAGAGCATCAAGGGTGATGCGCAGATCGTACCCCGTGGTGCTGTTAATCTTGCGGTTAAGGAGACCACGAACGTCAGGCGCGTTGAGTTCCTTAACGCCACCGCCAACGAGATCGACATGGGTATCATTGGTCCGAATGGTCGTGCTGCTATCCTGCGCGAGATCGCCAAGGGGCTGCAGATGCCGGTTGATGAAGTTGTTCCGTCGCGGGAAACGCTTGCGTTCAAGCAGAAAGCCGTTGAGCAGCAGGCCGCCATGCAGATGTCGCAGCAGGGTAGTATGCCCGGAGCGCAGAACATGGACGTTGGCGGCACCCCCGCTGGCGGGACTAATCTCGTAGCTAACCAGCAGACCGGCAGATGATCCGCCCAGAACCAGAATTAGTTCAGCTACTCGCTCGTGTCGCTACACACTACCCAGATGTAGTGAAGTGGATGAACGATTGGCGACAGCACGAACTTGAGCAGCTACCCAATGTGTCGGCAACCAGCGTGTCGCTTGCACAGGGTAGATGCCAAGTATTGACAGAACTCTGTAAACTTGTTAACCAATCTCGTGATTTAGCTGCACAATCGAATAAACGATAGCAGAGAACACTAGCACGCACACCGAGAGGAGCGTTTGTAATGGCCCTACCCGAGCAGTTAAGAAAGCAGTCTGAGGCTATCTCCAAGTTCTACGAGACCCCTCCCGCCGACGAAGCAGCCGCATCGGCTGACACTTCGGGCGATGAGTTGCCCCCGAACGAAGAAGCCAACAGTGCCGTCGTCTCTGCACCTGAAGCCGCGCCTAACGAGCAAGGGCGACCGGCTACCACCAATGAAACTGCTGAACAGCGTTATCGCACCCTTCAGGGTATGTATAATGCTGACACGTCTCGCCTTCGCGCGGACAAGCAGGAACTTACTTCGCGGGTTGAGCAGCTTGAAAAGCTGCTTTCTTCGCTATCTTCGGCCCCTGCACAGCCAGCGCAGGTCCAGTCTAAGCATGTTACGGACAAAGACATTGAGGAGTATGGCGACTCTATTGACGTTATGCGGCGCGTAACGAAGGAAGAGACGGCGTACTACCAGCAGAAGATTGCTGCATTGGAAGGCACTATTCGTGATCTCCATGCCAGCGTCGTTCCGCGTGTCGAGCAAGTCGCACAGCGACAGGCAGTGTCTGCCGAACAGGGCTTCTGGTCTGATCTGACAGCAGCCGTACCGAACTGGCGGGACATCAACCAGAACGCCGACTTCCATTCTTGGCTTCTTGAGGTCGATCCTCTGACTGGCATGAACCGGCAGAGCCATCTTGAGAACGCTCAGAGGTCGCTTGACGTTCGTCGCGTTGCTGCGTTCTTCACGACGTGGCAGGGGAACAGCGGCCACCGCATTGCTCAAGAACCTCGGGACGCTGCAAAGTCTCAGCTAGAGAAGCAGGTTTCTCCCGGTCGTGGCCGTACAGCGGCTGCACCCGTGGATAACCAGACCAAGACGTACTCGACCAAGGACATTTCCAAGTTCTTTGACGATGTACGTAAGGGTGCTTACAAAGGCCGTGAGACCGAGCGCGACCGTATCGAACGCGATATCTTCGCCGCACAGCGCGAAAATCGCATTGTCGCAACTGGTTAAACGGAGCCTTTAGATGGCATTTCCTGTCGCACCCGGTCGCCCGAATTACTCGGGTAACTTCATCCCCGAAATCTGGTCGGGGAAGCTGATTGAGAACTTCTACGACGCCACTGTTCTCGCAGCTATTTCCAATACTGACTACGAAGGCGAGATCAAGGGTCAGGGAGATACGGTCAATATCCGTACCACCCCGAACATCACGATCCGCGACTACGTGAAGGGTCAGAACCTTGTCGTGGAAAACCCCGACAAGCCGAAGCTCCAGCTTCTTATCGACAAGGGCGAATACTTCGCTTGCGTCGAGGACGATATCGATAAGGTCCAGTCTGACATCAAGCTCATGGACGAGTGGTCCAAGGACGCTTCTGAGCAGATGAAGATCAAGATCGACCAGCGCGTTCTGACCGACATCCTGCCCGACGTTGCCGCTATCAACAAGGGTACGGCTGCTGGCCGCATCTCTGGTGCGTTCAACCTCGGCTCTTCCGTCTCCCCGCTCACCGTCTCCAAGGACGGCGCGGGCGGCACGACCCCGGTCACTGATCTGATCGTTGACATGGGCACCGTGCTTGACGAAGCCAACTGCCCCGAGAGCGGTCGCTTCCTTGTGATCCCGGCCCGTATGGCTGGCCTCATCAAGAAGTCCGAACTCAAGGACGCTTCGCTGACCGGTGACAGCCAGTCGGTGATGCGCAACGGGCGTCTCGGCATGATCGACCGTTTCACGATCTATGTCAGCCACAACCTCAACGTCTCCTCGGGTAAGTTCAGCATCATCGCTGGCACGAAGATGGGCCTCACCTTCGCATCGCAGATGACGGAGATGGAGACCATCCGCTCGGAAACGACCTTTGGCGACATCATCCGTGGTCTTCAGGTTTACGGCTACAAGGTCGTTAAGCCGGAAGCTCTCACGACCGCCGTCGTCCAGTTCTAAGGAGACCTGATCCATGGTTGCCTATACCGATAGCCTCGGCATCAATAAGGGTTCCATTGCCCTTGCTGCCTCGTACACCAATCACTTCTCGGTGATGGACTACGTCATCGACTTTGCCAAGATCGCCGCTGCGCGTTCTGCTGCCGGTGCTGCTGCACTGGCAGCTACCGACACGCTGGTCCTCGCTACCCTCCCGAAGGGTACGATGATCGTCGGCGGTATGGTGAAGCTGCTCAAGGCTGAAGGTGCCGCTGGCACCATCGACCTCGGCATCACCGGCTCGCTGACGCTGTTCGCCAACGACTTCGACTGCAACACCACGGTGAACACCATCGTCGGAGCCACCACGGCCTCGGCGCTCACGGCGGACACCAATGTGGTGATGACGGTCAACACCAACGCCATCGACGTCAGCCGCGTGCTGCTGTCCATTGTCGTGGTGGATGTCATGGCCAACCCCGGTTCGATCCCCAACGTAACGTAATGGCGGGGGCGTAAGCCCCCTCCTTTCATAGGAGAGAACTCATGGGTGTTTATACCGGTATTGCTCAGGATAACGTAAACATTACCAGTGGTAATGCCGTTCTCCAGAGCGTACGTGTTACGAACAATGCCCCGCCTGCAATCAAGACGGCTTCGTTTACGCTTGGCGCGAACGAGAATTTCGTGATTGTAAACGGTGCTGCCGCCAACGTGACTGTTACGCTTCCGGCTGCTTCGTCTGCTCCGGGTCGTGTTGTCACGATCAAGAACTTGTCGGCCTCTTACACGGTGATCTCGGCATCGTCCAACGTGAAGCCGATTGGCTCCGACACCGCAGGCACGGCGATCCTCGCCGCTTCCGCTGGTGCTTGGGCCACGCTGGTGAGCGACGGAACGAACTGGGTCATTATGGCCTCGTAATGGTGGGGGCTTCGGCCCCCATCTTTCTATTAAAGGGGTTCCAATGCCGACGTTTCTGACCGGCTCTAAGATACGCGATACGTACAGCCAGCTTTTGCATATCGATGGCGGCGTCGCATCTACTGAAAAGACAGTTTATACAGCAGCCGGTGCGGCTACGGCAGTCAAGCTCGGCACGCTGTCGATGTCCGTTGGCAACGTCAGGCTGACGGGCAACACTATCGCTGCCATTGACGGGTCAGCGGGCTTCACGATTACAGCCCCGACGATCACTACCCCCACGATTTCGGCTCCCACGATTGTCGGTGGTACGATTACCGGTATTGCTGACCTCGCTGTTACAGACGGCGGTACTGGCGCGTCTACTGCTGCTGCGGCGCGTATCAATCTTGGCATCAATATCGGCACGGATATTCAGGCGTATGATCCTACGCTTCAATCCCTGTCTGCACTGGGTACGGCGGCAGATCGTTACGCTTACACGACTGGTGTGGACACTTGGGCTGAAGGTACGATCACTACCGCTGGCCGTGCGTTACTCGATGATGCTGATGCGGCGGCGCAACGTACGACGCTTGGCCTCGGAACTATCGCTACGCAGGCGGCGGACAACGTGGCCATCACGGGCGGCACCGTCTCCTTTGGTGTATTGTCTGGTCGGGCTTTTGGTTCTTTCTCCGACATCACCGATCAGACCGGCAGCACGACGACGCCGACTGCCGTGAAGTTTGGAACCAACGAGATCACCGGTAGCGGTATCTCTATTGCGCTTGACGGGTCTAGCAACCCCACTCGCATTACGTTTGCTGCAGCCGGTACGTATATGGTTGCGCCCAACCTGCAGTTTGCTAATTCTGATGGGGCAGACCACGATGTCACTATCTGGCTTCGCAAAAATGGTACGGATATCGCCCGGTCTGCAACCAGAATAACAGTGCCAAAGACTGGTGACGGCGGTAATGCGTTCTTCCAAGTTGTGTTCTACGACACGGTAACGGCTGGGCAGTACATCGAAGTTATGTGGCTTCCTGAAAACATAGCTGTTACTATAGACCACACGGCGGCTGTTACGGGTCCGCCAGCAGTGCCTGCCATCCCGTCTGCCATTGTGGTGGCTGAACGGATCGCGTAACATAGCCAACATAGGAAGTGATCATGGCGAAAGATAACGACAAAGATAAAAACAAGACACCGGGCCTCAAGGGTGGCAGGGGTGTATTTGGTACACCCGGTGTTGGTTATGGCGGTGTAATGAAGCGCGAAAAGCCGCCGGGTCTTAAGGGCGGTAAGGGCGTGTTTGGCACACCCGGTGTCGGTTACGGCGGCAAACTTACCAGCAACGGTCCGACTTCGCTGGCCGGTGGCCTCGGGATGCAGGGTTATGGCAATGCGGCAACGGGTGCTAATCTGCACACCCCGCGTAATGCAACCATGGCGACCCGCAACTACCAGTACGGCGAAGTCATGGGTAAACCCCCAGCGCCGAAGCCTACGGCGAAGCCCACGCGTAAGCCGACCGAGATTACCATTCCGGGCGGTGGTTTGAAGTCGGCCAAGGTTACTCCTGCCAGCAGCAAGTCAAAGCCCATGGCGACTAATAGGTTTACTGGTAGCACTCTCGGTTTCACCTCTGGTAAGACCACCGGTTCTACCGTCACCAAGTCCGGTGTCGCCGGTAAGTCTACTGCCGCTTCGCGTGCTGCGACGCGGGCATATGATAAAGGCGGTGTGGCTGGACCCACTAAGAACGCCGCTGGCAAGAACGCCTCCAGCATGACGGGTAAGCGCAAGTAATGAAACTCTGGCTGAAGCACGTAGAGGACGGGAGTGTCTATGATTGGCACCCCCTCCTCGCCAAGCACCCGAAGCTGGTCGAAGTGACTGACGAGGAGTTGTTCCCCGAGAAGTACGCGCCGCCGCATATCGTAGCGAAGATGGAAGAGCGTAAAGCCAGTAAGGTGGATTATCTTCCGTCGTTCGATGACATCGTTATCGATGAGCCGCCCGCTCCGACTAACGAAGAATTGAATGCCGAAGTTACTGTCCGCACGAGGAAGCGTAACAAGTGACCCCATCTGATATCATAGTCGAGTGTCGTCGCCTGCTGAACGACACGCTCACTCCGTATCGCTACAGCGATGCGATGCTACTCGGCTATGTTAATCAGGTTTTGAAGCGGACGGCAGTCCTACGCCCTGACCTCTTCGGAGTTCTAGGAGATATATCTGTTACAGCCGATACGGCGGTCCAATCACTACCCGCAACGGCGCACCGGCTGATCGACATCTTTCAGGTTAAGAACGGTGACGCTGTTACTGAAGTAGACCGGGAGACCATGGCCCGCAACCACCCCTCGTGGATGTCGGAAGCTGCTGGTACTCCGGTCAACTTCATGCGCCATGTACGCAACCCGACCAAGTTTTTCCTGTATCCGCCCCCAGTGGCCGGTACTATTCTGGTTGCTGAATATGCCGTATCGCCAGTGGATTACACACTCAATCAGGATATTACCTCCCCGCCGCCGTCTTTCTTCGGCGCACTGGTTGACGGCGTGCTGTTCCTCGCTTCGTCGGTTGATGATGAGCATGTCAATTCTGGTCGCGCTAAAGTGTTCCTCGACAGCTTCACGCAGCAGTTGGGCGTGTCGTTGCAGAACCGTGCCCTTAATGATACGAAGCAGGCGGGCCTGACGGCGTCTCCTCCGGTCGCCCAACTCGGTGAGGTGTACTGATGTCCACCCGGCTGTTTTCCTCGCTGCTTCCTAAAGTCCTTCCCAGCGTTCCCGGCGCTCCGCAGCCATTGGTTATCCAGTACATTCGGGACACAGCAATCCGTGTCTGCGAAACTTCCTTGGCATGGCGGCATGTCGAAGACCCGTTTGTTCTTCAGCCGGGGTCATACATTAACCTGTTCAATAAGCCTGCCGACACGGACGTTCATGTTATCTTCCGGGCTACGTCCAATGGGCGTTTGCTCCAGCGTGTTGTTCTGGAAGACGCCATTGATATGTTCCCCGAGTGGGCCGAGCAGTATAACGGCTTGACGCCGGAAGAGGTTTGGGCAGCGACTTCACCGGATGGGTTTAACGACGACCCGTACAACGAAGTGCAGTTCAATGGCGGGGAACCCGCGCCACTCCCAGAAACAGCATACACTGGCGGGTCTGATCCGCGCGTGATCACGCAGCTTACTGCTGACCGCTACGTCGTCCTCCCCATGCCCGGTGGCGATCAGACCTATACGATCCGTATGTTCTATGCGCTCAAGCCGTCCCGTACAGCGGCTGGTATGGATGAAAATGTCCTTAATGACCTTGAGGATGTCATCGTTCATGGGGCGCTACAGCAGCTTCTTGTGATGCCCAAGGTCGTATGGAACGATAACACGCTGGCAGCTTATCATGCCAAGCAGTTCCTGTTCCGCCAAGCGGAGCGCAGGGCGCGTGCTAATCTCGGCAACGCTCGTGGCAGTTTAACCGCTCGTGGTGGTGGGTTCACGTAATGGTCGCTATCAAGATCACCAAGTTCGTCGGGACTGCTCCACGCAATAGCCCGGAGCTTCTTAGCGAAACATCCGCACAGGTTGCTCGTAATAGCAAGCTATACTCTGGCGATCTTATCCCATATCCGCAGCCTTTGGCAGTAGCCAATAGCAACCGTACTGGTACGGTGCGTACCATTTACGGCTTGCGTACCGGTACGGATACCTCTCTCAAGTGGTTGTCGTTTACCAGCAAGGTCGATATTGCTACCCCGGCTACGGAAGAACTTGACGAGCGCCGATTTTATTTTACCGGTAGCGGGACTCCTAAAGTCAGCACCTATGATCTGGCAGTAGGTACAAGCGCAACTGGACCTTATCCGGTCGGGTCGTATGACCTTGGGTTGCCGCTTCCGACGACGAAACCGACTATCACGGTCCAACCGTTTACTAAATCGACGGTTATCAGCTACGAGCGCGACAACGCTAATATGGTGACGCTAAAGACCGTCACGCCGCACGGGTTGAAGACCGGTGCCGTTGTTTCTATTAGTGGATTTTCCTATCGCGTCGGTACGTATAGTAGGTCCGGTACGACGATAACCGTGACGATCACCAACCACGGGCTGTCCACGGGAGCCAGCATCTTTTTGGAGGTGTCGTCCGGTGCTGCCACGACGAATACCTATATCGTAACTGTTGTTAACGCGAACACGTTCACCTGTACTGACACAGCGTCCGGCTCGACCAGCGGTAATATAAAGTGGGACATTCGCGATCTTAACACGATTGCCAGTGCGTCAGTGGTTGATAGCACTACGATCACTTATTTCGCTTATGGTCCTGCGGTCGCCACCACGACGGTCATGCGGAGCGGTACGTATACCCAGTCCGCTAGTGCCACTGCAACTATCACGCTGAGTAGCCACCAGCTAACAACGGGTGATCTGGTTTACCTCGCGTTTACGTCTGGCACGGCAACGTCTGGCGCGTACAGTGTAACTGTAACCGGAACAAATACATTTACTGTTATATTGCCGGTTTCCGCAACGACTAGCGGTAACGTAAACGTGTACCTTGTTGTTGGCACAGTTGACCTCGGAGATCAGGTACAGGGGCGTTCCTACCTCTATACTTGGTACACTCCGTGGCGCGAAGAAAGCATCGGTTCTGATCCGACTGACCCGGTGTTCATGCGCGAAGGTCAGACTGCCTCAGTTACTGCCCTGCCGACTGCCGCACCTTCCGGTAACTACAATATCAAGGGCATACGTCTTTACCGTACCCTAGCCACTACATCGGGTAGCGCGTTCTTTCTGTTGAAGACCCTGTGGTTCCCTGCAGCTATTGCGCAGGTATCGCGGACTAGCAACGTGTCACGCATCACGATGCCAGACTACCACAATCTGATTGTCGGTGATCGCATCAAGTTGGTCTGTACGTCTGATGCCTCGTTCAATGCTACTGGCGTTACGGTCACTAGGGTTGTGAACAACAAGACGTTCGAGTTTGCGCAGGTTGGGGCGACGACGGCAACCACAACTGCAGTGGGTACGCTCTATTACGACGTGTCAGAGAAAAAGACGGATGCAGCACGCTATTGGGGCGATGCTGGTGTGTATACGTTTACTGACGACTTTAACTATCTCAGCCTTTTGACAATCCTGCGGTCTACAGAATACGAGCCGCCGCCTGCAACGATGCAGGGGTTGACCGCGTTGCACAACGAGATGTTGGCAGGGTTCGTGGGTAACGATCTATATTTCTGCGAGCCGGGACAGTACCACGCATGGCCTAGCCAGTATCGCAAATCGTTTGAATTTGATATCGTAGCACTTGCATCTATCGGCGGCGTTCTGCTGGTTCTTACCAAGGGCTACCCATACGTGGTTGAAGGTAGTTATCCGGCTACGATGATCCCGCAGAAACTTGCGGTGATGTATCCATGCGTGAGTGCGGCGTCTGTTGTCGCCACCAGCTTCGGTGTCGTCTGGGCTACCCATGATGGTCTCGCGGTATATGGTAACGGCGCACAGCTACTAACCAAGGTCGTGCATTCAAGCGACACATGGAACGCTGATGTTAACCCGGAAGAGATTGTCGGTGCCGTCTTCAAGGAGAACTACATCGGTTCGACTGCCACGGCGGCGTTAACGCTTGAGGCGATAGAAGGCGAAGGCGGAACCGCGCTGTCCTTCGTAGACTTGGATTTCCAGTACACCGCATCGTGGTACGATAACGAAACCAATGCCTTGTATACGGCAGTTGGGACTGCCGGTGACATATATCGTTGGGATACTCCCAGCACCCAGAACATGACCCTTCGGTGGAAGTCCAAGGTCTTTATCACCGATGCCCCCATGAACCTTGGCGCTGCGCGGGTTGTTGCTGACTACAGCCCCATTGGCGAAAGCCCTATCTGGGAGGAAACCGACTACAATTGGGAGGCTGCGGATTTCCGTTGGGAAGAAGGTGGACCGCTGGTGTTTAACCTGTATATCAACAAGCAGCTTATATTCAGCACGAACCGGTTTAACAGCAGCATCTTCCGCCTTCCGGCAGGCTACAAAAGCGACACGTTCGAGGTTGAGATTTATAGCGACGTACGCGTTAGGGCCATACACATCGCAGAAACCCCGACAGGATTGGGTGTAGTCTAATGGCACGCTTCTCCGGTATACCCGCAGTTCCAGTTGAAAACCTTGATCCGCAGACAACGCGTGTACTCTCCGCGCTCAAGGAGAATGTGGAGCTTCTTACCAACCAGCGCGGCGAGGCTGACGGAGCAAGCGTTGCCTTGACCGCCGGAAGCGTTACTGTAAACACAGTATCCGGTAGCTATCAGGGTCTTACTGCTCGTGCTGTAGGTACTGATGCCGGTGGCGGTGTCGGTGTTCCGCTACTATCCGACTACGTGAAGTTGTTGCAGGACGTACAGACGCTGGCATATGATGTTGCCACATTGCGTACAGCTTTTAATAACCTCATTATTCAGTTGAGGACCGACATATGAACAATAACGTACCGCCAGCCCTGACCGGCCTGCTCAATATGAGTACCATTATGACTCCGGCAGACACGTTGCGGAGCAGTTCCGTTACTGGCGGGTCGCTTCCGTCGTACCAAGCCGGTGGCATGATTGGTCCCGGCGGCGAACCTGTCCGCCCTAATATCCCCGGTATGCCCGGTCTCGCCGGTCCTACTACTGGAGCAGGCGGACTTGGTCCGCAGCAGATGGAGATGGAGGCCCGCCGCTTTGTCCAGCAGAACCCCCAGCAGGTCGCTGAAATCCGCGAAGCCGTCGAAGAGGCACTTGCGGACGGGGATATCACCATGGATCAAGTCCAAATCCTTACCAATATGGCGAAAGTGGCTCTCCAAAACCCGGAGATGTATGAACCCCTGAAGCGGAACATCGTCGCTCGTGGTATTCTTGAGGACGACGAACTGCCGCCTACGTTCGATCAGGGCACGCTGTTCATCCTGTTGCTTATCGGTCAGATTGTGCAGGCACCGGCTGCACAGCCGGGTATGTCACCGACCGCTGGTGGCGAGCAGATGATGGCTCCCGAGCAGCCAATGCCCGCAATGAAGAACGGCGGACCGCTGCCGCATAAGAGCAACAACGGCGACGGGTCTATTCCTATCCGTGCGCATGAGGGCGAGTACGTTATTCCTGCCAAGGTCGTGCGTGCCAAGGGTACAGAGTTCTTTGACAAGCTCTTGCAGGGCTATGCAGAAGATGAAGATTAAGGTAGGGTAACGACATGGGCCTCTGGAAATCAATCAAGAACGCCGCCAAAAGTGTCGGCAAGTTCGTCAAGAAGAACTGGAAGGCTATCGTCGGCATAACGGCTGCGGTCGTCATTCCGTTCGCGGCTCCCGCTATTGCCGGTGCAATTGGTGGCAGTGCGTTCCTCGCCAGTACGGCAGTTGGCGGATTTCTTAAAAGCGCAGCCGGTGCAGCACTAGTGGGTGCCGGTCTCGGTGCCGGATCGGCTGCATTGACTGGCGGAAATCCGCTTCTCGGCGCTGCTCTTGGCGGCATCGGTGCTTATGGCGTGGCTTCGGCTGGCGGTCTGTCCGGTATGTTTGGCGGTATTGGTGGTGGCGCGGCAGGCGCACCAGCCGCAGCTACTCCAGCCCTTGGTGCTGGCGGTGCAGTTACTGGTGGTCAGGGTATCGTTGCTCTTGGCGGTACTGGTGCCGCCACCGCTGCTAGTAGTGGTATTGGTAGTGCCATCACCGGAACCATTGGCAGTCTCGCAACCAAACTAGCTACTAACCCGCAGGCCATCGGCGCACTTAGCCAGCTTGCCATGACCATGTTCAACAAAGACATGGGCGAACTGACCAAGGAAGAACGGGCGCAGCTTGAAGAAGCTGCGAAGCAGGCCGGAACCGACCGGGCGCTGTTCGAGCAGAAGGTCATGGAAGCCCGCAAGGTCATTAACATGGGCACGCCCAACCCTGAGCAAGCGTATGCTAATGCACGCTTCAATGTTGAGAACCAGATGGCCGACGTTCGTCGTGGTATGCCTGCTGGGCTACAAGAGTCCGCAGAGCGCAAAGCCGCTATCGCTGGCGCTCAGTCTGGTGCTTTTAACGTCGCTGCGGATTACGGGGCTGCAGCCCAGACGCGACAGGCTGGCCTTAACATGATGCCGCAACAGGCTCCCACCGGGTACAATCAGCTTGCCATGGACACGTATGCCAGTGTGGAAGCGCGGCGACAGAAACTTGCAGAGCAGCAGAGCAAGGCGGTCGGTCAACTCTTCGGCGCTCTGGCCTAATTAGGAGACTTCGATGGCGATCACGGCGCGGAGCGGGCAGGGTTATCTTACGGGTGGTGTTAGCGATACTACCCCCGACTGGCTTGGGTCTTACAACGAAGGCTATACGGCTGCGCAGACGCAGCAGGAGAACGCCCTTCGCCAGCAGGAAGCCAAGCAGCGCATGGCAGAAAGCGCCGCCGCCGAACAGCGGCGCGTGACTGAGTTTGCTAACACGCAGGCTGATCGCGAAGCCGCATTGAAAGCTGCCCAGTTGGGGCTTCAGATGCCGTCTGACATTCCGTTCGACGCTATTCAAGGGCCGGGACTTATGGACCCGTATCAGGTGCCGGTGGCTCCTGAACCGCGTGCGCCTTCGGAAAAGTATGCTGATGAACTGGCAGGTCCCGCTGTCTCGCCCGCAGCACAGGCCAATCTTGAACCCCTGCTCCCTGAGTTCTCCCAGCTTGAAACAGAAGCTGGTGTACCAGCAGGTTATCTTCGGAACATCTCTATCCTTGAAAGCTCCGGCGGACTTAACGTCGGAAACAGCAAGGGCAAGTATGTCGGTATGTTTCAGATCGGCCCGGAGGTTGCCAAGGACTTCGGCATCACACCGGAACAGGCCAAGGACCCCCGCGTAGCCGCCCGCGTGGCGGTACAACTTGCTGCGCGTAACGCGCGGTATCTGCGTACGTCTCTTGGTCGTGAACCAGCGGCATGGGAACTGTACCTTGCTCATCAGCAGGGTGCCCGTGGCGCGGCTGCACTACTTAAGACACCTGAAGGTCGCGCTATTGATGTGATGACCTCGGTATATGGCGGCGACAAAGCACTGGCGTACCGCGTTATTGTAGGCAACGGCGGCGATCCCAACATGACCGCTGGGCAGTTCGCCCAGATGTGGGGCCAGAAGTATAGCGGTCAGCCCGTTACAATACCCCCCTTTGGTATTACAGAAACTGCTCCTGCCCCCAACGAGTTTCCTAACTACGTCCGTCCAGCAGGTGTCTCCGATTTTTCGGCTGACTTTGGCGCTGCTAGTTCCGAAGCTGATAAGAATTTTGCCATCGGTTCGATTGTAAAAAGTCTGACAGACTTTAGCTTTGCTGGCGGACGTACCAATGCGCTTCAGCAAGGGTACGCGTATCTGTTTGGTGCGCCGGGTGAAGCTGGTAAAATGCAGGAAGCAAACAAGCTCGCGGAAGATGCGCGGTCTTGGTACATGACTTCCGACGTGCAGAAATGGCTGCGCGATAACCCACAAGCGTTAACTGCTGCTACAAAAGACCCTATCGCTGCCTACCAGCAATATAAAAACCAAGTTGCATCCGCTGCTACGCCTGCTGCTACGCCTGCTGCTACGCCTGCTGCTACGCCTGCCGCTACGCCTGCCGCTACGCCTGCCGCTACGCCTGCCGCTACGCCTGCCGCTACGCCTGCCGCTACGCCTGCCGCTACGCCCGGTGTGCAGGTTCCGCCTGCGCAGACTACCCCCGGTGTGCAAGCCCCGCCGCCTGCGGCTCCCCCGCCGACCGACCTTGGACTTCCCAATGTCGCGGCGACTGATCTTATCCCCCGCACCTCGGCGGCAGATTACGCTGG